TAAAAGATAAATACAGAGATAATTCTGGATATATCGATGAGTCAAAAATGAATAATGAAGATAGAGATAAACTTCAAACTTTAGAAATTCAAAAAAAATTATTAAAATGCAGATATTATACTGATGGTACTCCTAAAACAGGTATTGATTTACAAATAGCTGAAGATTTACAAAGAGTGTCAAAAATATTAGGTGAAGATTATATTACTGTAAAAGATACTGCACGATTTGAAAAAATAAGAAAACAAAAACAACAAGAACTTACAGAAGAAGAATATAATAAATGGTATGAGTCTAATACTAAATTACAATACACAGAAGAATTTAGAAAAGAATTAGAAAAATTAGACAAAACTAGATATGGAGAAGAATATATAAGATTACAAAATATACGTAATGAAATATTAGCTCCTTATAGAGATTCTAGAACAAATGAAATCTTAGCAAGTAAGATACCAGCAAATACCAAATATTACTTAGACCGTTTGGAAAGATTGATGTCTAACGAACGTAAAAAATATAAAGGTAAGAAAGTAGATACTAGTGGTTTATTTAAAATGGTTCCAACTTAGGAATATTTTGATTTACGTGATAAAGCTATGTAGGAAGCAGTAATTAATGGATCATTTGATGAAATGATATTCGAAACTATTTTCTATATGCAAACGTCTCATAGAACAAATACGGGCTGGTAGCCAAATTCTTATTATTTGAAATTAGTTCCTGCTGATGATAAATACATTGAAAGAGTTCCAAATGATAATTTTAATGTACTATCACCTGAATCAAAATTTTATAATAAAAACTTCGATCATACTTCTAATGAATACTATCAACCGAAAGCTTTTGCAACAGAAGATTTCATTGATGAAAACGGTAAACAAATAAGAAAAGGAGATGTTCTTTATGATAATTCTTAGCAATTTAAAAAGGTAATGTAGAATAAAGAAAATAGAGACTTTTATAATGAATTAGTTTCTACTATGAAAGAAGCAAACGATTATTATTATAATAGAAAATTTAATAATAATTATATGTTGCCGTAGATAGAAGGTTCTACATATCGATATATGAAGTATAAAGGATTATTAAAAGGTTTTGCATCTAAAATTTTATCTGGATTTGTTAAAACAAATGAAGATACTTAGATGAAAGAAAAAGCAGTTCAATCTCCTGACAAATAGAAATTAAATCTAATTCCGCAATATTACACTAAAAGATTGGAAGATCCTTCTATAATAAGTGCAGATCTCATAGGAATTATAATGGAATATTATGATGCTGCTGTAAATTTTGATGAAAAAACTAAAATTAAAGCAAAAGTTGAAACAATAAAATCTGTATTAGGTAGAAGAGCTTATACAAAAACTTCTAGATTCAGTAAAAAGAAATAGGAGGTTGAAGGTGTGCAAACACAAATTTATAAAATGGCTGATACTTTTACAGATATGCAATTATATGATAGAATGAATTCTCTTATAAAAGTTGAGCTTTTTGGTAAAGAATTCAATATTACCAAATTAGTAAATACTTTTAGAACGATTGGTACATATGTAAACTTAGCTGGAAACTGGGCTGTTGCTGCAACCGGTGGTATTACAGGTGCTTATCAAATGTTAGTTCAGACTATTGTTGGTAGATATTATGATTGGGATGATACACGTAGAGCATTAACTTTTTTTGTTACTGATTCTTTTTGGTCTGGTATAAGAAATATAGGTAATAGAAACTACAAAAGTAAATAGCTGGCTTTAATGGATGAAGCAGAAATTGGTTCGGAACTAAGAAGCAGATGGCAAAATAGTAATCATTATGGTCCTTTAATGACTATTTTACGTAAACTAGGATTTTGGGGTATGTCTGTAGTTGATTACTGTGTAAAAGGATAGATTTTAGATGCGGTAATGTATAATTTTAAATATGTAAATGGTGAATTCATATGTAAAGAAGATTATCTAGACAAATACGGTAGTACTGAATCTACTAGACATAAATGGAGAAGCTTTGAATCTGCAATGGATTGCATAGAATTTAAAAATGGTAAATTGTAGACAAAAGATCCTTCAAAACAAGAGTCTTGGAAAAAAGCTAAATTTAAAATATATAATACAGCTAGAGCTTTGTCTGCTTCTGCCGATGGTCAATTAACCATATTACAAAAAGCATAGTTTACTCAAAATGCTTTTGGTGGATTAGCAATGATGCATAGACAATATATACCTGTCGTTTTATCAGAAAGATATTTTATGAGTTATCAATACGATCCAAATTTAGATAGATATCGTGAAGCAGTGGTATCTACTATTTGGAGATACATTCAAAAAGTATATCAAGACAGGAATATTTACGGATTATTAAATTCTGCTATTAGAAACTATAAAGAGTTCAATAGAGATAATGCTACAAGAGCAAGTATAAAGTAGGGAATTACTGAACTTACTCTATTATTAGGTGTATTACCACAAATAACATCTTTTATGTTAGCAAATGCTGACGAAAATGATGATAGTTGGTGGGCAAAATTCTTAGCATATATTGCAATGAGAGTAGAATTTGAATCTAAATCTCCATATAATTTGTTAGATATTGTAAATACAATTAAAAATCCTACACCATTATTTGGTTTAATTGATAATTTTAAAGCTAGTTTAATATCATCAACTAAACAATTATTTGATTTTCTAGGTTGGACTACATCAGAAGATGATAATGTTGTATCTAGAGGAGCATATAAAGATTGGAATAAAACTTAGAGAAATTTATTTAAACTTACTCCTCTTAAAAATCCATACGAGCAATATATGGATATAGATAGTAAGATACGATATTATAAAACACAAATTATGAATGAAGATAATTAATAAAAAAGGGCTAGATTTAACTAGCCCTTTATTTTTAATATATTCTCATATCCATCTTGTTGTAATAAAATATTATAATCATAGTAATTTATTTTACAACAATTTTCAATTATTTTATTTTTATAATATAATAAAGTTGTATTTACATTAAATTTTAAACTATAAATATAATATTGTTCTAATAAAGAATCGGATATATTAATTTTATTTATCGAATCGTATTTATTAATTATTCGAAAAAAATAAATAGTATATAAAGTATTATTTAAAATTATTGTTTTTTTATCAAAATAAAAACGATTTTTTAAAAAAACATATTCTATGTTTTTATTATAATTTTTATATAATAAATATATACCTTTATATGATGTATTAAAAATATTATCAGATAAAGATGTATAAATATCAATAAAATTAGAATCGTTATTTATTTGTTTTACAGGTAAATTAAAAAGGGTGGCATATATCAGCCACCCTTTTCTTCTCTCAATTCTCAACATTTTGTACTAAATCTTCAGTACAAATTACCTGTTCTTCTGCTCTATCGAGCATAAGGCTTTCGATAGGTTCTTCAATAACACAATTATTTACCATAAGTTCGATTAATAAATCGTTTTCTTTTTTAGCTATATAATTCTTCAGTTCCATCATTCTCATAATAATTACGAGTATGAGTCCAATTTCCTGAATTGATATGATATGATATTTCTTTGAGAGTTTCTGATATTTGGTCTACTTTTTGACTCAATATCTCTTGTTTGTTCATATTAAAAACTCTAATTTCATTATTACTATTTTTTCCAATAGCAATAATATAGGCTTCAAAATCATAATCTTCAGAATTAAGATTTAAAACCTCTTGCATATACCACTGTATTGCAAGTCCATAAAATGCAATTTGTCTAAAATAATCATATTCTTCTACAGAATGTGCGAAATTATAGACATTTTGTGTTGTTTTTAAGTCAATTAAGATAATTTTCTTATTAACGTGGTCAAAACATACTCTATCAAGTAGAGATTTACATTTTATGTTATCGTATTTCGGTACTTCCCAATTTATATGGAATTCATTATATGCTTTAAATGTGTCAGGTAGATTGAATAATAATTCATTTGCCTTTTTGTGTTCTTTGATGTTATCTTTAATTTTTTTAAGTGTATTCAAATCAGCAAAAGATATTACTTTTTTAGTATCCTTATTCTTACAATATTCTATATACTGAGAATAAGTATCTATTATTTTTAAAGCTTCTTCTTTTACTACATCATCTTTCTTATTATTAGAATAAGATTGACGATACGCTTTTAAAGCTAAAGTTTCTTTAGACTCTAAAGGTTCTACTTCGATTAAATGTGCATAACATTCACATAAATCTTTTTGTTGTTTTACTTTAGGTACTTCAAAATCAAGAATTATATAATCTTTCCAGAATTCATCTGGTTGAAGAATATATTCATGAATCATGGTACCTTTTTCAAGGAAAGAACCTTTTAAACCTTCTTCTTTTCCATCTAACATGTTACGAAGATATTGTGGTCCATATTTAATAAACCAACCTAAGGCAGAGTTAGAAATACGCGAATTATCTTCGTAATATGGAATTGAAATATCCATTTTATTTGTATTCATCTTCTATACTCTCCTCATTATTTCCATCCATGTCAGTAATTATTGAAGATCCAGTCCAAATAATTTCATCTTCTTTATCTTGTGGATTATCCAAGAATTTAATAAAAGTTTCATCTATTTGACTAATAACTCGCTGTTTATCAGCTTCATTACTAATAATTAGATTATTTTTGAGCGTTTCTATATATTCTTGTAATAATTCATATTTGGTTTTTTCCATAGTTGTATTAATGTTTATTGTAGGAAATTCAAAATTCTTTTTGAAACTATAGTAATCGTTTAACCTAGAACAATTGTATTTTCCTTCACTTGGTTTACTTTCTCCATCATGCCAATGACCATAGAAATGATATTTACATTTATACCAACTTTCTATATTAAGTAATTCATTTTCAATCGGAGAATCATGAGTAATAAGAACATCGCATTCTGGTATTTTTGAATATGGGTTATCATCGTTACATTCATAACTCTCGAAAGCCCATTTGTTTCTTTGAAAATCGATAGGATTAATCCATGGAGTACCATAGAATTTTATTCCTTCGTATTCAAATGATTGATCAATAAGGAAATATAATTTTCCTTCAGTATTTATTGCCATGTAATCACAAAATTCTTCCCATCTATTTGTTGTATATAGATTTTCAAGATAGAAATCATGATTTCCAGGAACAATTATTACTTTTTTACATGGTAATTGCATTACCCATGGAATAAATCGGTTTTTCCACCAATATTCCGATGCATCAAAATTTCTTTGAGCGTTTAAGGTAATTACGTCCCCTGCGATGCATAATACATCGCATTCAGGGACGTTTTCTAATAAATTACCATGAATATCACTTATTCCACAAATTTTCATACTAAAGTAATATTAAGAAATTCAACTGCTTCAGTAGGCGTAATATCGTTCTTTTCTTCTTTAAGAGATTTATATTCTGTTAAGAAAGCTTTAACGTTATCTACCGTTGGATATTTAATGGAATTTTCACAAAAAGTAATTAAATCTTCTTTATTCTCTAAACCTAATTCATCAATAAGTTCTGGAATAAAAGAAGCATTGTCTTTACTTGTAAATTTACGAATATAACGTATTCGTGAACAACGATCTTTTAAATATTCAGACAATTTGTCTGTATCATTACACGTGAATATAATTAACATTTTTGTTGTTTTTTCTATTCCATCTAATAAACATAACAAATCTTCTGAATTAAAATATTTATCAAATTCATCAAAAATTAGACATACTGGTTCATCAAAATTTTTGAAGAATTCGATCATTGCATTACGTTGAATTTCTTGAGATACATTAATAATTGGTAAACCTGATGCTTTTGCAATTAGTTTTGCTTGAATTGATTTACCTGTACCTTTTTCACCTGCTAATAATACGCCAGTTGTTTGTTGAGATGTGTTTTTAAAATGATTTAATACAATATTTTTAAATCGTTTATCTTTTTCCGATTCGTAAATTTTTTCTGGTAAATTAAAATCACCATTCTCTTTTAATCGTGGTGCATAGTAATCACTTAAATCATATATTTTACCAAGTACTAAATCATAATCAAAACCTTTGGGTTTTGGTACAATTGCATTTCCTACTTTTACAAATTGGCTCATATTATTTTTGTTTTAATTGTTGAATTAAAGCATCAACTTGCTTTTGATTCCTTACTAAATATAACTTATAATTAGAATTATTTTTCATCAAAGTATATTTAAAGATTTTCCATCTTAAAGGAAAGGAATCTCCCATGAGTCCTTTACATTCAATTATAAAGTCTTTACCTACGAAGTCTGGTAAGTATGTCATTGCTCTTACTTTTTCTCCTTGATACTCAAATTTGGGTATTAACTCAAAATGAGTTGACTCATATTCAGCAAATATATTTGCTTCTTTTAGTTTTTTATAAGTATAAGTTTCTAGCTTACTACGAAATTTAATTCCGTCGTATATATTTGGAGTAGCATTTTTAACTTTACTCTTCTTCGATTTTGTTTTCGTAGTTAAGAGTTGTTTCTTTTTTGCTACCGAATGGTCCTATTTTAACATAGCTTAGTATATTTGTTTCTGTTTGTCCTTCTACTGTTTTAGTAGATTTTAATTCAGTTATATTTGTAATTAATATTGGATTATCAATATTATTAAAAATAAATTTTACTGCTTCTTTTAAAAATTTATGTCTTAACTTTACTTCATTCCATTCTCCAGAACATATTTTATCGATTGTTGTAATCAATGTAGCTGGTAATAGAAAAATAATAGTTATCAAATACATAAATATTCGAAGTATTGAAATAAATCCTTTTAAAAAGGATTTTCCTAAGTCTAATAGTTTTTTCATATTTTTTGTATTTCTTTTTTAATCCAATTTTTTATTGTTTCAAATCCATTTAATTTAATAGCATCAGATATATCTTTTGCTTGAAATTTTTTATGGATTAACATCGGTTCTAAGCCTGTTTCTTGGCTTATTTTACGAAGATATTTACAACCAGCTTTATCTCTATCAAAAAGTATAATAATACGTTTAAAACGCTTCTTAAGCTCTTCTAGAGCTATGTTAGGAATAAATGTACTTTCTGATGCTGGAGAAATTGCAGGTATACCCATTTTATATAAACACATAACATCTTTTAAAGATTTTGTTATGATTAAGACATCACCTTTTTCTGGTAATTGTTTATAACCTTGGATATCGTATTCTGTTAAATTATTTCTCCATTTATGATACTTATCTGCTAAGGGTCTATATATTTTAAAATTATTATAAACTTTATATGCATACATTGGATTTTCAGGTTTATAAATACCTTTTACAATACCGTTACATAGATAGTATTTAATACTATTTACGTCGTACTTTTTAAGTGTTTCTAAGTCAATATTAAATTGCGACCAATATTGTTTATCGGCTTCTGTAAAATCTTGTCTTACAACACCTATAATTGTCTCTGTTGGTTGTTTATATTCTTTAGAATGATCTAATTTTGTGTTATTTGTAATATTTAATCTGCTGACTATATCTTTTAATATATCTTTATATTCTGTTTTACCAGTATATAATTGTACAAATTTAATTATATTACCACATTCTCCTGTACCATGGTCTTTAAATAGTAATTGATGTGTTCTTTTACTATAAAAAATACCGAATGATGGATTTTTATCTTTTCTAAAAGGACTATTATAAATCATTCCAACTTTGAATTCTCCAATATATTTAGCATATATTTCATACTCTGTTACTTTAGATAGTATCCAATCTAATGTAATTTCTGGTTGTTTAGTTTGTTCTCGCGAGTACATGACTAAATAATTTGGTTTGTGGACTAGAGGGACGCGACTCCCTCTCACACTATATTTCAAGTTCTATCAATATCGCTTTATTAGTCCATGTGGCTGTATTATGTTGCAGCCTTAGTTTCTTCTTCTATCTCTACTTCTTCTTCAAGATAATTTTTGATTTGTTCAATACGTTCTAATTTAAGCTCTGCGTCTTTCTTATCATCAAATGCGTTAGACATCCGTTCAATAATATCTGTTACATTATCAGTTGTTGCGAGTTGTTGAGACAATTCTTCAAGTTTTAATTCTGCATTTACTTTTTCTTCTTCAGCGTTTACTTTAGCTGATTCCAATGCAGCTTTAATTTTTCTTTCACGAGTTGTCATCATTATTTCTGTAAGTTTACCTTTAAGATATCCTAATAATCGACTTAATTTCATAGTGTAAATTTTAAATTAATACGTTTGTGTTTTTTTAAGGAGATTGTAAAATATTCTTTTTGCAATTTTTTAGTTGGTTGTAATTCTGATTCGTTTAACCAGATTATAGTATTTTTATTATCTAAATTTTTTAATACTTCACAACAATAAGAATATGTAAGATCACCTTTATAATTCCAATAATGTCCTACATCTATTATTTTTAAATGCTTATTATAATATTCAAAATAATGCTTTTTGCATATTACTTCATCTCCTATTTTAAATTTTGGTTCCATATTTTATTAAAATATGAATTATATTATAAACGATAAATGAATTCGTTTATGTTTTCTTATGGAGATTGTAAAATATTTTTCAGAATTTTTTAATGGTATTAAATCTTCTTTTGAAAGCCATAAATTATCTATTACATTATTTTCATTATCTAATATATGACAATAATATGGTCGATAACCATTAGGATTATCTACTTTTTTTATTATAGCTTTAAAATTGCAATAACCACAAATACTTTTTATTACTTTTACTTTATCTCCAACATTAAATTCTGATTTCATAATGAGATAAAAAACGGGGAGTATTCGAATATAATCGATATACTCCTCGTATCATCATACTACGCCTGATGTAGGCTTTTAGTTAACGTTCTGTTTAAAATGGTAAATCATCGCTAGGATTTACGTTCTGAGTAGTAGTTACGTTTTCAGAACTAAAAGGGTTATTTACTACTGTTTCTTTATTAGCAATAATAGGTCTAATGATGATATCATATTTAGGATCGATTTTAATTTCGCTATCTTCCTTAGATATAGACATTGGCTCAATAAATTTACGACTTACTGAATTTGGCAATGTTGTATATCCGTCTTTGTTATATACGACTTTTAGACGTACTTTCAATGTTTTATCAGCATTTTCCAGTTTATCTACAATATATTTTGCAAATTCACGGAAATTATCACCATTAAAATCGATTTCTTCATCCTTATAATAGCATAATAGGATTTGCAACATACGCTTATATTGCTTATTCATTGAATCTTCAAGATCTTCTTGAGACTTCATCCAAACTGCCATTTTAGGTTCCCATTCAGTATGATGTACTGTTTGACTTTCTTCGTTTTCAAAAGTAATTTCGAGAATAGGTTTACCTGTAGGTGATTCTTTCAATACTGCTTCTTTCAATACGCAATTTTCATTAATACCTGCAGGCATATATGCTGACTTAAAATCTTCAATTTTAACGGCTTTTTCTTTACTGTATCCCATAATTGTTTATTTTGTTTAAGGTTATTATTCTGGTAAAAATATTTTATTCCAATGAAAAGTAAGATTGTTATTTTCATCGCTTTCTGCAATTACAATTTTTTGACCACGTAAATGTATTGGTCTTGCTTCACGAACTGAATTTTCTCCACCTTCAAAAGATATGATAGTTTCATTCTTTTTACGATAGACATATCCAATTGCATCAGCTTCTCCACAAAGTATATCACCTAATCGTCCAGTTAGGTCAAGAGTCATTTCGTTAACTTCCTGACCTTCAAAGTTAATTTGTTTATCTTTCGTATGTGCTACTAATATTAAAGTTTCACATAGACCTCTAAACATATCAATTACTTTTTTAACTGCTTGACGAATGTATAAGTATCCTGAACCGTTTGGTAAGGTTCTGATGTCTGTACCTTGATAATTTTTTCCCATTGTAGTCTGCCTGTATAGGGTAATTGCGTATCCCATACACATTTCTTCCAATCTGGTTGCATTATCAATAGTAATATACTTATAAGGATATTTACCATCATTGTTTTTAATTTCTTCTTGTAGCGCTCTACAAATGTCTCCAAAGTCATTTATATTTCTTGCTTGAACAACTAACGCAGATAATCCTTTATATCCATCTTCAAGATCGATGATAAGGTTATTTTCGAGTGCAGCCATAGCACTTGATTTACCTGCTTTCGGTTTTCCAAAGAAGATTACAAATCTCATGGAATTTTTTACCGGAATTGTTTTTTCTTTAGGTAGTATTATCATAATAAAAAATTCTAATACTTTACTAAAGTCTGATATTTTCTGATATTTTCTGGTATTGTTAGTAAAGAAAAATTAAACGTTTATGCTGCGATATTGTTAATTTCAATATTGTTAACAATATTCATAATAATGTTAATATCTTTCTTAACGGTTTTTGTCGGATTTAGGAAATATGTGTTATATCCCTTAAACGGAATAATATGATCCCCAATCTGAATGAAATTCTGATAAATACGAACAGGTTCTCCGTATTCTGTTACATAATCGTAACCAGGATCCTTCAGATAATCATTATATGCCTCTGCATATTTATGCAACTTATACATCGCACGATGCAAGTCTGCAATAGAATAATGTTCAACTTCGGTTAACTTCTTACCGTTATAATACAACGGATTTGTTTTAATCGGATTCCAGAATCGACGGTTAAATGCATAGAACTGTGGTTTTTCATCGAAGTTTCCAATTTCGAATACTAAACGATCACTCGGACCAGCATGTTCAATATTATATACTGGTTCATCATTGTTCTTATTCCAATTAAAGAATGGAAATTGTTCTGCAACTTTATTCAAAATCTTACTTTTGAATGTACCTTTGTTATCAATACTAAAATTCGGGAGTCCTATAGTAAAACGTTTCATAATTTTCAGCCTTTTTTATTTGTTAAATACTACTTTTGTTTGGTTTGCTTCTAAACTAGTTTCAATCAAGTTACCGTATTTTAATTCACTTTCAAATGGAATTATACATGGTTCTCCTTCTCTTACTTTTAAGAGATGAAGATAGACTTTGTTTTTTACAGGTAAACGATTTACTCCATAGAAAGCCAAATTTAAAATTTCTGGTCTATGTAGAGCCATTACGTAATCGCTTGCTTGAAATATTGCATCAGAAGCTGATAAATCACTTCGCATTGGGAAGTGAGTTACAGGGTTATTAATTCTTTCAGGGGTTTCAATATTACGATTCATCTGTGAAATTTGTATTATACTAGTTTTATGTAATTTTTTCATTCGTATAAACATTTTCTGTAAATCAACTAATATTGATCTTTCACTACCATCTCCTTCGACTAATAGAGTATGATCTAGCACAACTATTAACCATTTGTTTCCAGTAGCAATATGTTCTTTATAATACTTAATAGTTTCTTCTATTTTTTCAACATCTAAAGGAGTATCTACATAATAGATTTCTTTATTTGATAGAGCTTTTGCCGTTTGTTCTATCTGTTGAAATTCTTCTTCTGAAATATCTTTATTAGCACTATATAGTTCGTTAGTTGTCATTCTTAGTTTATTACTAAGTAATCTACCAACGTTTCTATAGCTTAACATTTCAAAAGATAAATTTAGAATAACTATCTCCTGAGTTGGATTAAGATCAATTAAATCATTTGTTATCGTATTTACAAATGCACTTTTACCTGTTCCAGAAGTACCTGCTATGGTATAAATCATATTAGGTTCAATAAAACATACATCATTAAATTTATTCCATCTTGTTTTTAATGAAATAATTTCATGCTTTCTTCTTGCATTGATATATGATATAGTTTCTTTGCTTACTTCTGCAATAGATTTACCAATAATTGGTTTAACGGAGTTGGTATCCATAAGATCCTCCTTCCTGTTCATATTGCATTTGTTCTTCCAAGCTCTCCCACTCTTGTTGAGTGAGCCATTTCCACATCGTTTTCATATATCCTAATTTACCGGTCATCATTTTATTATTGATTTCCCAATTAAGACAATTTAAAAGATGTTCGTGCATTGCTCTAGATTTTCCTATGATTCTATTGTATTCTTTACGACATTTGTTTAGATTTGAACGTAAAAAACCTTTAGTACCGTCTGGTCTAGTAACATACACTGGAAATACTTCATAAAACTCATCAAACCAATCACTCTTATTTTTAGTAAAAGATAATAGTTTTTCAGTAGGTTTATAAATTTTATTGTCATCTTCAGTAGTATAAGAGACAAGATTTTGGTCGATTAAACTTTGTATTTCTGTTTCACTAATTCGGCTGAGAAACTGGTGAACGTCTTGATGATTCGCTTGATGCTTTTCGTTCAAACACAAAGTTAAAAATACTAGTTGATTAATTGATATTTCCCCTATATTGAATAGTGATGTATCTAATTCTAATATCATAAGTATAAATTTACTTACAACTATCAAAATATGATACAACTGATATTTTCTGTTAAAACAACGATAGTTGTTTAGTTTTCAATTGATTTATTATTTTGTTTGCTTCAGTGATATAATATTGATAATTTATTTTTGGATTTTCTTTTAAATTATCAAAATTATTAAGTAAAGTAACACCAGATGCTGTAAGCATATTTTGATATTTCTTTACTCCATTATCTATTTTCCATTTATATAGAAAACAGCCATCGGTTGAAGCATAAAAACGATTTGTTCTTTGTTGAGTTTGACCATTGTATTCAACGGTCCATTGTTTTCCAGTCTTTTCAGACATTAGAAAATCTTTTATATCTGTATGTTGTTTAATAAATTCTTCAGGTTTAATACCTTCTAGAAAATATTTTTCAACTGCTTTTGGTATTATTTTTGGAGTTAGACCTTTGCCTTGAATTACAGATGTAATAAAACATCCTTTTTCTTTTATTAAATTATTTTCAAATACTCCAAAATAATCATTAACAGCCAATTGATAAAAAGCTTTAAATCGATCTTCTTCTAATATTAAACCAGTTAAATTTTCCCATTCTTTACAAATTTTTATTGCTTTAGAATATACAGATTTAGGCATTTTAACAAATATACCATCTGTATTTAATTGAATTGGTGTAACGCCTAATGTCATCAGTTTTTCTGTTAACATTAATAATAGTAATTGACCGTTAATTCTAATTCCCATTACTGCTTTTGGATCATAACACCAACTGAATTCGTTTTGTAAATTTCCCGATAAGCCGTTTAAAGCTAATTTTAATGTAGCGTCTGTAACTTTATCTTTTGCATGTTTTGCTTTTATTCGTCTTTCTCGAATATCTGCATATACTTCTTTAAATTCTTTTCCTAAATGTCTAGGATAAAAATCGAAATTAAGTAACATACTTGGATATAGTGATGCAACATCTAAATCTACAAGAATTTCATTTTCGTTTGGAATAATTATTTCTGATTCATTTATAGTATGAATTCCTCCTACTCCTACTGATATTACTCTATCTCCTAATAGAAATTTCTTTTCATAACTTTTTCTTCCAGGAGAAACAGTTAATGATTTCATTTCAGTAAGTAAATCTTGAAGGATTTTTGTATCATACTTTATAAATGGAAGAATAATTTCGTTTAGATTTATAGTATCTGCTGGAGAACGTAAATCTTTTAATATATTCCAGGATATACCTGTTTTACGCATATATTCTTCAGCTAATATTTGCATACCAATATTAACACCGTCTTTACTAAGACATTTAATGTTATATTGATCTTCAATATCTAAACGAAGTTTTATATCTTTTTCACAGCGTTTAAGTAATTCATAAGTAGACATAACATCATTGATATTATAATCTATCATAGAATCTATTTCTGTTGTTGCTAAAGGAATTTGCCAATTGCAATTGAATTCTTGAACATTTTTATACATCATAGTTACTTGCATCTCTTTTAAAGATACTCTTAATGCTTGACTATATAACATAGTAAGTAAATCTAATGTATAAAAATTATTCGCATATTTCCATCTTTTCCATTTATCAATGTTCTCTTTGTCTTGTGTAATAATAGTTGATAAATTAAAGATAGATATACAAATTTTATCATATGTATATTTAGAATTAGAAAAATATTCAATACAGTAATTTATTATTGGATTATCATAATGTATATTATTATATCCAACTAAACATATATCTGGTTGTAAGAAGAATTTACACATTTCTTCTATTTCATTTTTACGTATAGAGCATTCGAATTTTATTAATTCTTCTGTTTCAGTATTTAATAGTGTACAATGAAATACATTTTTAAATACTTCTATATCGTATACATATGCTGTGTTATTACGTATTTTCATATAATTCCTAATTTAGGACTTCTGACGGGATTCGAACCCATAATCTTATTTAGTTAGAATAATGCTTTACCGTTAAGCTACAGAAGTCGATAAGTTTATGCTGCACAATTTACCATAATCATTAATACATTATCTTTTTTATCCTTAACACTTACGTGATGATAATTAGAATTTTTTGATAATGTTCTATTTAGACTAGCTAAATAATTAACTTCTGGTAAATTAGAAACGTACTTAACTGATGTAGTTTTTATTTTTTGTTTTTCATCAGTATGATAAGTTTCTATTCTATACAACATATTCTTAGTATTTTTAAGCTTTAAGCTTGATTTATAAGCTTTTAGCTTATAAGACATGTTTTCTATGTCTACTAAATGTTTATTGTTCTCTGCATAATTTTTTAAAATTTGCATAGATTTACTCTTTTGTGAATAAGCTTGTTCAATAAGCTTATAATGATATTCACTAAAAGGACGTGCGTTAAGCAATTCCAATTTACTTGGTTTCGCTTTACTTTTGATAGGTAATCTTAGATAAGACTTACCATTTTTAGTTTCGTGATAACGTTTACGTTTTAAATTTGCTTTTACTGTCCAAGAGTAAGACCAAATTTTTCTAGATACAATTTTATTATTTCTCTTAGTAATGATATAAGTATAATGTCCAAACATAATATTAAAGTTTATTGATTAAACATTAAAAGGGGAGAATACTCCCCTTTTTTATAGACACACGATTAGGCAGCCAATGACATTGGTGCTTTTTCTTCATCTAATTCATGCGATTCATTAAAGTCAGAAATCTTCTTTTCAATTTCTGTAATCTTTAAGTCAATATCTTTAATACGCGCTTTAATCCAATTAGAAGTTAAAACTTCTGTTTTGTTCAAAGCTTTCTTTCCTTTTGCAGCTTTTAACTTAGGATTAATTGTACGAATCTTTCCTAGCTTTACTTTAATTTCCTTCATTTCTGCTAGACGGAAAATATCTAATTGGATATTATCCATAGGTACTTCTGAGAATTTAAAGATTCCCATATTGATACACAAAGCTTTGAATTTAGTTAAACTACGTTGTTCAGCTAAATCCAAAATAGTTTCGTACAACGCTTTTAAATCATAATTACGTTTATAATTACGATTAACTACGTTTTCTACATAAATGATATTCCAATACTTAGAAATTTCATTACTTAAGTTATCACGTTTTGATAGAATATTTTTTGCTGTTGATTTCATTGTTTCTTTTGATTTTAAATGTTAATAAAATGAATTTACTTTAAAACCATGTATGAAATCATTTACCTGTGTGCCTCTGTCGGTATCGAAACACGCATCCTAATCTTCTTCTATAGGATTTCATTTATTATATGCCAATTACAGCATACGTATCAGAGGCAGATAGTGCATACCCAACCAAGCACCATTGCACAAACCCAACCAACGTGCTAATTAAAAGGTTAAATCGGTCTACCCAACCAATGACCGATGTGTTTGTTCTTTTTATTTAGAATAACTTAAAATTACCCAACCAATATTTTAAGCATCTTCTATAATATCAAAAGATATAGGAAAATCTTGTCCTCCTAATTTTACAAATGCGGTTGCTTTACCGCCTAATTTAAAACGCCGTAAGCGTGGGTCCTTTGGATATTCGTCTAAATCATTATCCTTAATATATTGTGATTTAAGAATACTATTTTTGACGAATAACATTGCATACATGAGAAGTAAATCTACGATTTCTTCTCGATTATCTCTTTTAATTTTATTTTCGCACAATTCTTTAAGGAACCCAACCAAACCCTCATTATTAATTGTGCCAATATAAATCTTTGCAATCTTTATAGACAATTCAAAGAAACTGATTCGATAATTCGAATTAAAAAGAAAGTTCACCCAACCATTAGAACTTCTTCCTAATACGATATCTCCATTTTCTTCTATACGTACTTTACCAGCTGTAACTCCATCCACTGTCAGCTGTTCACGTACGATAGGATCGTTTATTAAAAGACGCAGTTTTTCAATATGTATTGCGTCCATAATTACAAAGATTATTCAAGAGACTTAGTATATTCATCTAATTCTGAGCCCATGGTCTTGTTAAGAGTCCGTAATGAGCTTGCCTGATTCATCAGACTTTCTACGAACTTATCAATTGCATCGGCGTTCATGTCGTTCAACTCCTGTGCTACCTGAGTACACAGAGCGATATCAGTAAAGAATTTAACTTTACCAGTTGCTTCGAACTCGGTAATTGCATCATTAATAGAAGCCCGAGTTGCGTTCAAAAGACTGTCTGTTGTATCTGGAGACAGTGGAAATGTAAGTTCGGATTGACCATTGAAGTTGATTACCGGACTACCATTTGCTGCTTTATCGAGAGCAATACTCAATACAGTAAATGATTCTACGAAATACTTTTTGACTGGAATGTTAGTACACAAAGATGCAATAGTATTTGCATTCTTCTTTTCTTTATATTTCAAATCGATATTGTCAGATTTGATGCAACAAATCTTCATACCAATTACTCCATTATATGCCCGCATCATAGGTGCGTAATTCCGTGTTTCTTGTTCGGTAAATTTAGCCAAACCAAAATTATTTTTATCCATAGTTTTCTTGATTTTTAAATTAGTAAAATGATTTTAATAAACTCTAAAGTTCTTGAGAACTCTTTTTCTCGTAATCCATAAGCGTCTAATATCTTATCGTTTTAAAAAACTTAAAAAGGATTAGTTAATTCAATAACATTTTGAGTTCTCACCAATATAAAAACTGATATATAAATCTGTTATTTTTGATGATATTATCTGGTAATATATGTTTTACTTTAAACATATTAAATTAGTTATACTATTAAAATAATATAACGGGACTCCAACGGTAGGAGATATATACCCATAATGAAATATGTATTAAAGCGATTTTCCTGTTAACGTAAGGAGTACGGGACTCTGATTATTTTACAAGCCTAACAGAATCAAATTTCGACGTGCTTGTTGTTGGTATAGCTGTTAACCAGCTTTAGACTATGTCGTAGTTTCACCGGTCGTTTTTGTTGAAAAACGTTACCAAAAACTATGCAAGAGCTGTTTATGTTTCAAAACACCCACTCTGCTTTAAGGGTCCTTTGTGTATCCTACGTGTACTTACGATTTTGTTCTTATCCTGCATATAATCCTAGGATTTCCACCTATCATCCTTAATGAAGGAATCAGCGAACCTACTAACATGAGTTGCTGCTCATGACTTTCGTTTTACTGCAAATTATTTTATACAGTCGTGGGTGGAGAGTATTAGTTTTAGCTAAATGCTTACTTCTTAAATACATTCCATTGGACTTCCACATTTTTTAAAAGATTAAACATATAATTAATTATACCTGTTATCTAGGATTTACTTTCAAAAGTAATAACATCTATTACTTATGCTACCTAAATAAGGAACAATGTTCTCCGGTACTAATCTAAGCCCTTTCGTATACACTGGAATGTGTATCGATTGTTTTCAGATACAGCGATAAGGATTGCTGTCCCACCTTGTCTAGAATTTGTCATCCAGTTCTAGTCCAGGTTAACTTATTTACAATATAGATTTATACCAAAATCATCTATATACCGAAATAGAGTTATTGCGCTCTTCATCCGCAAAGTCATTGTCATAATCTAGTGCAAAGCACGTTAGAAATTATAGTGATATAATGACATCGACCACTTTCGTTTTATTTATACTTGAATTCACACATCTCCCTTCAACGGAGGATTAAGTCTTGCAACTTACTTGTTCAGATTAGTCATATACTGGTTAATATGACATTACGCTAATATTTCATTCTTACAACGAACGTTTTATCTACAATTCCATGAATACGTAATTTACTAACTCACTGCAATCAATAATGCTATATAAATAAAACAAACACCTTCATATATACGTTTTTAAACTCTTCTGAGCCAACTTCCAGAGGTTGACGTATAGAACACTATGTTTGGTATTATTTTAGCGTTTACAAACCGCAAGGAAGGTTTGGAGCCCACCTAGGATGTTAATCAATCCTACTATAAAAGTATTAAGAGGTTGGAAGTCTTAATAGTTCTTTATACTCGAACCTTTTTCGAGTTTGCAACTCGTGTTTACATCCCTTCTTGATTCATACCTTGATTGATACGCGGATGTTAGGTTTACGATACCTAGCCATTTCAGGATTTTTTCTATCGTTTAATTATTGAATCTGCTGATTCTCTAATTGCGTCTTTTAGTCACCAGTTCGGTTCTCACTTATGGGTTGTGAAACGCTCTCCCATTTTCTCTATAACTTTTCAGTCTTAAACAGTAAATTCGACATATAGAGTTATCATATTTTTCAATATAACCAATGGTGGTAGCCATTAGATTGAGATGTTATTACTTCTCGATGCGATTTATTAGACAGATAAACCGACTATATTTACTCAATATCCTGTACTGTTTGTGATAAATCTCCTACATTTAATCACTACTCATTAAGATTTAGATATCTTGGCGAGTTTACTAGATACGCTAGCACGAATTTTATTTTGCTTACTTACAATGTAAGTTATAAAGTTCTTCGGTGTTTACAAAAGAACTTACAATTGTTCTTTCTCTTTTAAGCCGAGGAAGTTCTCTTACTCGAATATAAATTGGTTTTTCTACGATTTTAGTTTTCCATCGAGTAACGATAGAGTCTTTTTTCTGAATATCTACACGAATATTTTGGGAAGCATTTGCAACTACTTTTCCAGTATTCATATCAATATTCAAATTAAAGCCTGTTTTCGGTAGTTCTGGTAAGATAATCTTACTTTCTACCGGAACTGCGGTTGCTGTTGCAGTATTTACAAAATTTGTAGAATACCCAATATAGCCGCTGATTGCAATTGTCAGAATCGTGATGATTCCGTTAATACGTTTCATTTTTATAATTCCTCCTTTTTAAAAGTTATTTACTTGTGGCATAGATTGACTTTTCGATATAATCTGCCATCGGATTCATCTCTTCTTTCTGATACAAAGATAGAATGATTTGCATCTGTTTTTTCAGTTGTGAATCATTGAGGTTTGTACCATATGCATCTTTCAATTGATGCAAAATCTTTGGACAGTTGAATTTACCAGTAGACAATCCGGTAATCTTCGGAACCTCTACAAAACTTGTAGGATTCTTCTGTGTACCAATGATATCAATGATGATCTGATCATTGAGTGCTTTGGTCAACAAGTTCCAAGGTTCTACATAATCTGCGAACGATGCTGTTTCAGATTTTACTTTCTCGTAGTTTACTCTTGCACCAAGTACAAAGAATAACTGCACGAGTTTCGCGAGCTGATTGTCCGAATAATTTAGCGATTTCAAGCGACTTTTAAGAATTGCATGTGCTGTAAACGGACCATCATTTGTGGTATATGAGCCGTAAATCATACGACCAAATCCTTCCAACAGAAGTTGTCCTTTTGGCAATTTCTGAATAATCGCAGCAACTACTTCAGACGGATCATCTGTTGTTAAAGAATATGCTTTCTTTGCAAAAGCAATTGCATTCTTTAAATTATTATCCATTCCTGCACCGGATTGATTAAGAATCTTTGCCAATGCATTCTGGATTTCTTCTTCAGACATTCCTTCTTTGTATTCTATAGAGATTTCCTGCTTTTCAGCTTCTTTACTTTCTTTTGCTTGTTTTTCTACTTCTTGCGGAGCTTCAAACTGTAACTGAAGCTGACCATCACCATCTGGTGACGGAAGTGCTTTTGCTTCAATACCATAGTATAAAGCGAGTCCTTCGTTGATGGCATTGAACATTTCTTCGTTTACTTTCAAACCGGCATTGCCTAATTCTTCCTTTGTCTGAGCATTCCAGAGAATGATGTTGCGAAGAGCCATTGCATTAAACTGTTTGGACATAAATTCTTTAGCATCTGCTGGTGTATCAGGATTATTAAGATAACGCTGATGAATCAAATTCATCAATGTGATACCTTGATCAGCACTGATACGATCACCGTTTGCAAGTGCATTCATTGCTGCTACGTTAAATGCTTTTGCAAGCTGTGTAGCTGAATTCTTCTTTTCAGAAGGTTTTGGAGCAATTACTTCTGGAATAATAGTTTCTACTTCCTTTTCAGATTCCTTTTCAGGTTTCTTCTTAGTCTGCTTTTCTGCAAGTTTGTTAGCTGGTTTTTCTTCAGGTTTTGGTTCTGGAGCCTGAGCTGGAGCTGGAGTTGGATTTTCTACTGTTGTTGCTGTTGTTTCTTTAACTGTTTTATTGTTCTTTTTCTTGTCAGCTAATGTAGCTGCGCTTTTTGTTTTCTTACTCATTTTGATAATGGTTTTAAATGTTAATTACTTGGTTAATTGGTTAATAAATAAAGGGCGATATAAACAAAAGATTAATCTCTTCAACTATCGTCCTCAATCTCCACGTCTGTTGGAAGGTTCTTGAGTCCTTCAGTCTTCGGAATTACTATGTCACTCTCCTTTTCCTGACTCATTACTGGCTTACATGACTGCGGTACAAATGCAGTAGAATCTGTGTGTAATGTGGGATTAGAAGTAGTAATTACCTCAGACTTAGTAACTTCTGCATGAAGAGATTTACTCTTAATGCAAGAACCTACAACAAATGCGAGTGCTGCACAGACAATAAGTCTGTTGTAGATTCTATGATCTCTCATAATGCGCGCGTAAATAAAGAGAATCACAGCTACGATTGAAATTAAGATTGCACTTTGCATTAGTTTTGGTTTTTTAAGTTAAACAATTTTGTTAAATTTTGTTTTGAGCTTCTGGCGAGCCTTGTTTAGAAGGCTTTTTACAGATAACTCCGTAAGATTGAATTTTTCAGCCATTTCTTTATAAGTCATGCCTGAAATACGAGCTTCAATTAAATCTCTATACTTCTTTTTGAGGGTTGGGATTACTTTGTTTACGATTTTAATCTTTTCCTGTAATATCATTTTTTCTTCAGGACTCTTTTCTAACCCCTCTAGTTGCATTTTGCAATCCTCATCATCCATATAATTATTTAATTGCTCATTTTTATATTTACGTATATAATCAATTGCTGTATTAACAGCTATGGTTTTTAGCCACATTTCAAATGAAATATGATTTATATACGATTGCAACTTAACATAAGCTTTAGTAAATACAACAGATAATAAATCATCTGCAATATCGGTATTTTTTACGATATTTAATATCGTATACCAAATATTTTGTTTATATTTGTTATAAAGCTTAGTGAAGGCTGTGTTATTGCCTTCTTTTGCCTGGTCTACTAATTTAATTATTGCTGCATCCATAGGCTTTTATTTTAGTGATCTACGGTCAACCCAATGACCGTAGACCTAATCAGAATGGTAATTGTGCAATACGTTGTAAATAATAATCACTAATTGCTTTGTGACGATTGTAATACAAAATGTGTAAATGTTGCATCCATTCTTCTTTCTCTTCTTTTGTTAAAAAATCAAGTTTAAAGATTAAATTTGTTGCAATTCTTAATCTGACTAATTCTGTTGTTCTTAACGGATTTCTGCCATTTAATAATTGATTTAAACTTGATGTGAAGAGTTTATTATTTATCCAGCGACATACATTTCTCATTTGTATATGTCTATTATACAAATGATATAAATTCACAGGATAAACTTTATAATCTTTCTGAATATCATTTGCCCATCCTAAGAATTCAAGTATATAGGTTCCATCTTCTTTTGGAGGTGTACTATGAATCATGGTTAAAACAAATTGATATTCTTTTGGTAATTGTTTGTTAAGTTCATTAACAAGATCAATTAAGCTGTTCATATCTTACTTTATATTTGGCATCATTTTTTCTTTTACTTTTTTCAAGATAGCTCTGCCTTGGGTGATCGAATAAGCATGTTCTCTCTTAAGCCAGATAACCAATTTATTTTCGGCTTGTTCGGTATCCATTGTAAGATTAATGAATGATTTTAACTTGTTTACGCAAGTATCAGTAAATTCTTCAGTAATAGATTCTTCATCACGATCTACATCGCAATCGATTCCTTTTTCGTTAAAGATTGTTGCGGTTGTTGATGGCGATTCAAAATCGTACTTTTCAGGATATGACATAATGTCAATAATTTCAATTGAATCTCTTTTCAATTCTATAACTTTTCCTTCGTTATAGAATTTATTCAAATCAATTGCACTTTTTACTTCTAGCATTGGTTCTTTACCGACTAATCGAATTAAGATGTTTACTTCCGGACCTCGTGCAATAAACATTCCGGCTGTTAAATTTTGTTTTTGCATACTGTGATAGTTTTTAGTTACGAATTTTTTGGATTTCTTCTTTATATCGTAGCAAAGCTACACGAATATCCATTTTGTCTACTTGAAAATGTTCTGCAGCAATAGGAATAAACTCATTGTTGTCAGGATATTGTTTTGCTAATCTAAGAAATTCATCTTTTTCTCCAGATTTGGTCCATTTTACATACTGAATTATTTCCATATTATCTACAGTTTTCTTCGTATTGTTTGATTTCTTCCCACAATTGCGTCCAATCAATACCGTCTATGTTAAGATATTGTCCTTGGAAACAATTATAAATCGGTGCATTTCTATATAAATGTTGCATTCGATTTAGTCCTAATTTCCAATTTCGAACAGTGGCATACTGTTTTCTAGACCCTTTCATATAATCTGGTAATGAAAGGTAGGCGTATTCAACAAATTTCTGAAGCATATGATGCTTTCGTAATACTTTCTCCCATGATTCTGGAAGATTGTTTTTGATTGCTAATCTAAGACCGTTCATTTTTCATGATTTTAATTCTATAAATTTAAATATTTTTTGAGCCCAATATGAATGTCTTTCTTTTGAAGCAGCCCAATCAAATCCTATTGTTGCAATGTTAGATGTTGGATCTCTTTCCCATGCTTTTAGATTTACTATTCCTCTTTGATGAGACCATCCGTATTGTTCAGAATATTCTTTTATTCTTTGGATTAATAGTTCTGCTTCTTTTGGAGTGAATACTTTTTTGAATATATTAAAATATTCTAGATCATAGCATTTTTTTGGATATTTTTTGATTTTATGTCTTCCACGATTCATAATTATGATAACTAAGTTAATTTTGGAGTAGTAGCGGGATTCGAACCCGCATTTTCTCCTTTGGAGACGACTTATCCATTAGTCGATTCTACTCAAAGTCACTTTTCTGTTTCTTGGTAGTGAAACACCTCACTTACCCATATCACGCTGCGATACGAGTATAGTCTGTTACAAATTTATTGCCATTTAGACAATTTATATGACCTATTCATTACATCTTATTGCTAATCAAAACCGTATAGCCCCAATTGAGTAGCCCATCTCCACCACTACTCTGATTTTTTGTCCCCTTCGGTTCGGATAGTATAGTCACGTTTATTTTTACATGGTGCAAACGTGAAACATTTTAAAATCACTACAAAACCATAACAACTGTATTGTATTATGGACGTGGAATATATGGGAATCGAACCCATGCTCAAGCGGATTATAATAACTTCGTTCTTGCTGAATTTAATGTTATTCATAATCATCGATTCTTTCGAAACGCTTTGTTCTACCGTTAAACTAATATCCCATTACTGCTAATACTCTCACAAAGTATTACTCTATAGTTTGAGTATTAGCACCTGTTATACAGAATCCACGTTGAAGATAAAACCAAATAAGTTGTAAAAACTAGCATTGTGGCAACGTTTTTATACAGGTCCATTAGTTTTTTGCTTGCTACTTTTTAGGTAAATTACCGCATAACGTTATCAAAATGTGGAGCTAGAGGGAGTCGAACCCTCGTCTTAACAACTGTATAATGACCTAACAGTCATATAGTAGTATAGTATCCGATCAAAGATACTATACTTAAAAATAGTTATGATAAGTTTAGTTGGTACTACGTTCAGCAACATCCCTTATTAATCTATATCTACCAGAACGAATCATGGCATAACTATTTAAATAAATAGAAATTCTAAAGTAATGTATAATATTATCAATTCGTATTCCTACGGTATATAAACTAACTTTAATTTTATATAAAGTTTTATAATAATATTACAATAACTAAAATAATAATAATATTTTTTGGATACAACGGTCTTACGATATATTTAAATAATATTCGATTTACGGTTCACTTTTATTATTAAAACTTTAATTATTTGGCATAAAAGCACTTTCATTACTTTAGAATTATAAAAGAAGTGCCTTGATAACTATCAATGTATAGCAAGTGCTCACCATTATTGGGACTCAATTGAACTATAAGCATAAAGCATTCATTGATTACATTGATTGTTTAAAGGTTTTTCGTCTACGAGACTAGTTAGAAAGGCAATCATTCTATAACGCCTTACATCATTGATACAAAGATACGAGATGCTCTAACATGACCTTTAAAGCATTGGTCTGGCATAAATTTTATCCACTATACTGACATAAAAGTACGGATAGTTGATGTCAATTCATCTTAAATAAGTGATTCCGGAATATTTTCTAGGTCGCTAAACCGCACTCATATGATAAGAATCACTTACTTTTAGAACGTAGAATTAATCATTGTTCTAGGATAGTTCGTAGATTACCAACCTCTGGTAACTTTACGATACATGGCAGGACCGGCAGCTGTTTCCAAATTGTCACAAGCTTTGTTGAATTCACGATCTGCAATACGAATTGCTTCTTCGTATTCATTCTGAATCTTTTCAAGATTCTGACGATGTACTTCAGTGTCGAGTTCACCTTCCTGATATTTTCTGTTTTCTTCGGTACGTTTCTTCAGACGATCTTCCTGTGCTCTGGCATATGCACGTTTCTTACGAAGATCAATTGCTTCGTATTTCTGGCGGCAATCATCTTCTGCCATCTGATTCTTTGCAGCATTCTTCTTTTCGTTGAACAGACGTTCTTCTTCTTCTTTCTTAATCTGTTCCATAATTTCCTTGTTAGGACGAGAGAAGCTGTCTACTGATGCACAAGCATCATCTTCTGCTGCCATCATACACATTGTTCCTACAATCATTCCGAAGTTGTTCATAAAATTTTTCATAATTTTGATAATTTAAAAAGTTAATAAAATTTGATATTTAACACGAAATTGTTTTTTACACAATTGCAACTCTACGTTGCGTTAATTCATAATCTTTACACAATTTATTGATTTTCTTTTTAATTGTGTTAGAATAATGATTTGTTCTTGTTTCAAGTTTTAGTACATCGACGCATTGCCGATAAATACCTACTAATTTTTTAATGTCTTTCTTTTTCATTTTTGTTTTTTTTAAATTTGTAGGGAGATATTTCACTCCCTACTTTAGGCTTGTTCCACCATTATTTATTACCTGGCAAGTAATTAATCTTTGTTTTCTTCTTCGTTAGCAATACAACTTTTAATTTCAATAATAGTTTCAGTTAAACCATCATTGTAATTCATTTTATGTTTTGTTATTGCTATATCAAGTAAAGATTCCATTGACAGAATATCTTCAGGCATTTTTTCAATTACATCACCATTTTCAGCTTTGATTTTGTAGCGTAAGCCTTCTTTATTCGGTATTAAATCTATTACTTGTCCAAAATGTAGAGATTTGTTTTTGAATCTTACAATTACTCTTTCATTCAATACGAAAGGTAATTTCTCTACAAGAGATACATTAGTATGAGGTATATTACCTTCAGTATCTACCCATACGTTGTAACCTTTGTCTGTTTTGATACAGACATCTCCATGGTATTCACCATTTTCTTCTCCTATCCACGAAACCGTTCCAATTGTTTCATGTAAAGGACAGAATACTCTTTGATTGATTTTTAACATGTTTGTACTCTTTTTCTGTTATACGGATCCATCTTACGATGTTTCGGTTTCTTTTTTATGGCTTGATTCTTTTCAAAGTCTTTAGACTTCCATGAAGTTTCTTTGTACGTTTTTCCCATAGTTATCGCATCATTCCAAGTGCTTCTTCGGCGAGTTTAAAAATAAATGAAATATCATTTGCTTTTGCAAATTCCATAATTTCTGGAATATTTTTACCTTTAATGATCTCATTGAGAATAATTTTTACATCTTTAGTAGATGTATAAAATCCATTTGCAAGAGCTTGATAGAAATTTACGTTGAAATTGATACGATTTTTACCTGTTCCACAGGTTTTAATAATATCTTTTAATATTACTATTGTCGGATGAATTTGTCTAGCATTACATGCTAAATCTTCTTTATTTAAAATGATTACGTGTGAATGAATACCTAATTCACTCATTAATTCATCGAGTTTTGAGACAAGTGTACAGTTATCTACTGCATCAGATGGTACTGAGAAGATAATAATTTTTTCCATTTTGATAATGATTTTATTGTTTATTAATCGGTTATTTTTACTGAGTTATCGTATACGTGTTCATGGTATTTTTGTCCACAACGTACACAATATACACGATCTTTTGTTTTTACTTCATATGGACCTTCATTTCTATGAAGTTTTGATTTCCAAATATGTCCATTTGCTACACATTCTTGTTCAGCCAATATCTGAGATATTGGTGAATTCTTCTTTTTACTCTTGGTTTTATCTAAAATCCAAAAGCAAATTGACCTAAGTAATCGTTTCATTCTTACATAATTTTAAAGTTTTGGTTAATAAATTGGTTGACGACGACCCTGGTATGGCAGGGATTTGTTTATTTGTTACACCATACTGTTTTAGTTAGACTTCTACACCTTTATTTTTATTGCTTTTTTAGATTAGGTTTTATGACTCTCACTATAGTTTTAACTCATAAGCAGAAAGGCTGTCAAACCAATCTTATTGGAGTACATGATTTTAACGTCCGCATGATCATAATATTTATGGATACGCATTTTATAAAGCTTTACAATCCACTTTTTCTTTATAAAATGTAAAATATTACTTACACCCCACATGTTTGTCATTTTCTGATGACGTTTTTATTTTATATTACACCGACTCTCACGAATCGGTGTAATAATGACTAAAATATGATTATAATTCTCGTATACTAATGTCAGGATGTGGTTTATTTGGAAGTGTGTCAGGTTCAGATTGTTGTTTTTTATAATTTTCTATCTTTTGTTTTTGTTTCAACACGTCCGTATAATAATCAATGTTTTCCTCATAATGTTTTACTACCCAGGAAATATCACAATCAGGATTGTCAAAGACAATTAGAGTTATGATATCTTCCGGCATAGTCATGTATACTGAATCTACATGATGACTTTCGATCATCTCTTTACGAATGTCAAGCATCATGTTTACGGACTCCATAGGAGTCATTTTGATTGTGTCAACTGAATCTACCTGTTCGGTAGTAATCTGTTGTGCATGCGGATTGTGTCTATTACAACACATTGTTACACACATGAGTAAAATTATCAATAAACAAATGGTTAAATTGTAATGTTTCATACTTTTGATAAGTTTTTTAATTGTTATTACTTTCGTTAATATTTTTTGTTACATCATACTTTTCTTTTCCTTCTTTATATCCTTGTAAATAAAATAGGATAAGTATGACAAACAACATTGCTAAAAATAGCAATTGTAATACTGTAAATCCAGTATCTGTTTCTAAGAAAACTTTTACATTTTTTGGTAAGACAGAAGTAACTAAATTTGTAGTATCACAGTATGGATTTACTAAAAGTAACCAAAGGATAATAATCCATACACTGATTACAAATCCAATAATGTAGCTTGTGATAAGTTTAAAAATTTTCACTTTTTTGTTTTTTAATGGTTAAACACTAAATTTATTTTTTGTTTATATCGCTTTTACAGAATTATAAATATTATTATAACGGAAATTATTTCGATAAATATATTAAACATTATTAATAATTCCGATATTATTGATAATTTGTAATGATTGTAAAACGATGTAATCATATTTAATATTAAAGAAAATATCAATAATATTAAATTTATTAATAATATAATATTTAGCATATTAAATGTTTTTTGAAATCCTCACACTCATACGCTACATCTTTTGATGCTGTAATCTTGTGTGAGGATTTAAACTATTGTTAAAAATTTGGATATTTTTATACTCTTATCCTTGAGTTTCTACGTAGATTTATTACTCCCTATTCAAAAACGATTTACAGGCTTGTAACTGTCTGTGGCTAGGTTATAAATCTAATTAACATTGCATCATAAAATCATTATCGTCATTATTATTATTTTTATTGTTTTTTATTGATATTGCTACCATTGCAAAGACAAATAATACTACAATAATTAATAATAATGCGGCAACTGCTTGCATAAATATTTCCATATATATTGTTTTTAATGAATAATCAGTTAAATAAGTAATATAGACTGCATCAGTTAAGTGCTATTTACATGGACCTACCAAGACTATATACTTATATTTATTTGTCAAGTGGAAAGGCGTTTCACAACGCAAGAGGTTAATTTTGTATAAATCAGAATAGATTCATACGAAAAATCATTTATATAGTATAAGAGCGTCTAATCAACGCTTTGATTATTCTAATTAAAAAAGTATAACGACTTTCACAAGCCATTATACTTTACAGATGTTCAGAATTTTCATCTATTCAAGGGTCAATGAATAAGGACGACCCACGCTTGGGTAAAATAAAAAGATAGTACCGATTTACTAAAAGATTGTAGAATAAGACTGAACATAACACTATCTTTTTGCATGATTTTAACGTCTGCACTAATGCTAATCTCCTCCACCTACCATTAAACGACATTAATAATGCCCTCTGATCTGATTAGACATAAGCCCCACATGCTTGTTATGGATTCTCACCATAAAGAGCGAGAGAGGTACTACTTCCGAAACCTCTCTCTGGTCTGCCTTCCCTGTACCAGGATGACCAGTTCTGTAGTTAGTAGTTTACTTGAGTATAACTACAGGTATATACTCTGTCTTTGATATTACTCTGCACTAATACTAAAGCTTAAACTTAACTAAAAAGAATTTCCGGTTTGTTATTTGCAACTAACGCTCCTTCTATTGATAATAGCTCTATTTAAGTGCGCTCTTTAGATATAAGCCCCACAAAGTTGACACTGATTCACACAGTGTAGATATTTTTGAATGAATAACACGGTCTTCACAGATGGTGTTATTTGCTATAAGTATGGATTTAGAATTGTACTCGAAGCGGGAGTTGAACCCGCACGAACATTACTGCTCATCAGATTTTAAGTCTGACGCGTCTACCTATTTCGCCATTCGAGCATAAAATCAAGCGCATTTATATGTCTATACTTTAGTATAATATATTCTTGGTTATGCTATTAATGCTTCTCTTGATTTTTGTTTAAAAGTTTTAACACTTATTGTTCAGTTAGTGTTATACTGTTAAGCACCACAAACTCATGTGGTAGTAATCATTATTAATTTAAATAATGTTACTATTGTATAAATTCTCTATGCTTACTTTCGATTAGTTGCTTTTCTATGTGTACGGAACCTACGCATTTATCACATAACCCCAGTTTTCGGTAATACAATATTCTTGATAAGAATACGAACTGTAATCCACTAACGTGCGACTGTACGTTTACTTTAAGTAAAGATTTATAAAATAGAAAAATAAAAAGTAATAATAACCGCAAAGCTGATTAGGCTTATTATACTATGTTGAATATATTTGGCATCCAAATGTAATCCATATATTCTCAAGCTTTTCACCAGTAAAGTGATCATCTTTAGGTTGTGGTTATTTTTTAAACACATGTTTTACACCTAAAACTTATATTGAGTTTTAATTTCTAATTACGCTATTGCGACCTTATTATCTGTATTCATGGCTGTTATGGTTATGATTATATTTATAAACAGAATTTAAGGGGAATTAAAAATATAAGAAACTGGTGTCCTCAACAACTTGGAAAATTATTAGTTTTTTAATTGAGCAACCAATTTAACGACGTATTGATAACGGTCTTCTATTTATTGCTCTTTTTTGTTCTAGAGTTACGATTGCTCCTTTTTCTTCTAGCATCTTTGCAAAGTTTTTATATTCTTCAGGTTTAATTGAATTTGAATATTCTGATAAATCAATTTTTACTGGATAAGAATCTACTAAATCTTTAGCTTCTTGTACGCCAAGATTTAATGTCTCTCTTACTAAACTCATCCATTACTGTTTGTCCAATCCATTCAGGATTAGAATTTTCTATTTTGGAATAGGATGTAAATTTTAGTTTGTTACCATTATAAATAAGCATAATTGTTTAATTTTTAAAGTTACGCTATATATTATATATTAAAGATTTTAAACAACATAAAATATAGCCTCCGTGGCTAAAATCTATCACTCATACCAACACTCAATCTAACGAGTTTGAACATTTAATAGCGTTTGTAGGTCGATTTTTTATACTTTCCTTAAACCATTAATGCATATTGGATACTTTATGTTGTTTATTTTCTGCTATTTGAAACTCTTAATTACGGTTAGCTAACAAATGAGGTGTTTACACACCTCATTCACTAACAATTTCATACACACCATTTGTGACGCCTCTTTGCCAAGCGTTCTCCAGTAGTGTTTGTTCGTCACCTTCCGCACATACTTCTTTTCCATTTTCATCTAATTTGGTGAAAACAGTTAGGGTAATTTCATTGAAAACACGCGGTTTAAATACTTTTGCCGGATAAACTTCATTTGGTTTGATAACCTTGCCGTCAATGACAAGATTTTTCTTCGTATCATTTACGGCATTTTCAAAAACTTCCTCACAGTAGTATCTATCTTCCACCGCGTCTGCATTTAAGTCCTTCACAATATGAAACGGTTTAGGAGACGCTTTGCGAATCAATTCAAGACGAATATTAACACCCTCTACTACATTTTCAGACATTGCTTTAAATTGCGCTTGCGTAGACGGGAATAACGTCTTAGTAAAGTTGTATACTCGACTCATGCACGCAAGCGGATTAATAAACCCATTTTCGTCTAAAACATTTGCGTTTTCATCTCCTTGCTGTCCTCTGGCTTTAATAACCACGTAACCAACTTCATTTTCGCGTTCATACGTGTTAACTTCTGTAATTGTACAAATCATAACTTTGAATTTTTGAGAATTAAGAGTTTGAGAATTTTTACCGAACAGTCCACAACCCCATACGGGGGTATTTCCTGCCGATAATAAATCTAGGGGTATGAATTGTTGCTAGTTCACGTTCACAAAAATTTTCTCATTAAAAATTTTTATATAATTTTTGTTAAAAACCGCAATATAAATAAAAATAAACTATACTAATATTTGTTAAATAATTAACATAGATAGAAACAAAATAATACTATTATACGTTAGTATTGATACTAATACAATAATAAATACTATGAAAGAATTACTATTAATAATAATTATATTAATTGCTATGTAGATGGCTATACTTAAGATAACAGAATTTATTAAAAAGCAATAATATGAATTATTATAAAATAAAAAGCAAAGAAGATCAACAATATGGTAATTGTTTATGGATAGCTAAACAATACGAAAAAGACTTCTTTGAAAAAGGACCTGATAGAAATAGTAAAATAATCTTAGATGATTGTAATTCCAGAGTAATAGTAAGAGATGAAATAGAATACAGATTATCTGATGAATTATATTTACAACTATATGATGACTTACTTAAGTATAGACAAGAAGAGTTATGGAAAAAATAATTGACTGGGTTTGTAGAATAATCCTACTATTAGGATTTATATACGGCTTAATGTTTGATAACATGAGCACAACTGAAAAATTGTATGTATTATTATTCATAGTTACTGGTTTACTTGTTGGATACGTTGGATACAAACGAGGATACAATGACGCAAATAAAAATATTAATGGAGATACAAGCCGTAAGGATCCGCGGAACGAAGACGCCTAAGTCACTAATCAGATAAAATACAAACTGAGATCTTTTAAGATACGATATGTACTGATTAATACAGCTAATGATGGTCTAGATCGTAGGCTAGCACAGTTTCAACTACTTCTGGGGGTATTATAAAAAGTAGTTATTAACAATATTGTTAACCCTCAAAATTTTATAATTATGAATAAGAATGAAAATGGTAAGAAGATATATAAATTTCACGGTAAAGAATATACTTTAGAAGATGAAATAAATAGAGGCGGTTGTCAAGGATGTGCATTCTATGATAGAATGGATTGTGCAGCTTTAGGAAAAACCCAAATTTGTACAAAAGAACATAAAATATTCATGCGTCGTTTCCCTCACGAAAAATAATTTAGAATATGGAAGATAAAGTATTAGAAACAGTAGTAAGTAGTGTCAAGTTTACTTTTGAGAAAGACTTCTTAGTTAAGCCATTAGAACCTACAATGATTAAGAGAAAGTATACTGAACAAATACCTAATGGTAAGAAAGATGAAGAAGGAAATAATCTATACGATACAAAAGAAGTTGTTAAGGAAGAAGAATCCGATTTTGAAAAGGGTATTGTTATTGCTATTCCTACTGTATATGATGGTAGCATTACTTGTGGTGATACCGTGGTGTACCCTAAAAAGTTTGCGAAAGAATTTGACTTGTTCAAAGACTCGAAATTAGTAAAGTCATACGATATCGTTGCTATCGAAAAGAAATAATTTAATAATCATATTACAATATAATTGAGCCTCGCTTTTAGCGGGGCTTTTTTATTAGATATTAAAAAGTGTTAAAAATATTAACAACACGCAAAATATGCGTTTTATTATACATGGAAATGTTAATAATAGCGTTTATTGTTTTATATATAGCATATAAATGCAATAATTACGGTAATAATAAAAAGAAAAACAATTTTAAAAATAGATATAAAGATGAGAACTTATAAAGTAATTAAATCATTTGGTATAGCAAAAAAGGGTGATATCTTTGAATTAAACGAAGATGGTATATACTCTATGGATCGTACTGATGAACACAAGAATGGTGCATCAATATCAAAAGTACAAATGGAAATGTCACAAGACGTAATTGACGAATTCGTAGAAAAAGAATTCATGATAGAAGTTGAAGAAGAAGCATCTGATATCTATGAACAGAAGGTAAACGATATCGCAGATTACGTAGATGAACTGATTGATACATACGAAAATAGTTATAGAGATATGATTGAAAGCTTCCATAATGGTGATGTACAGCCATGTGTAAAAGTTGAAGCTGAAACAGTATACTATAACATGATTAAAGTTTTAAACAGTATTAAAAACAAGATTAATGAATAAATTAGTAAAGACTGTTACTAAAGATACTTTAATCTATGAATTTTTAAAATCTCTAAACGGCATACTTGATATAACAGATAGAGAACTAGAATTACTTTCTAAACTAGTGGAGTTGGATATGAAATATGATCCAACTTCCGGAGAAAGTAAGAATGTATGTTCTACTAAGAATAGAAAGATTATCAAGCAAGAATTAGGTATAACACCTGATAATTTAAGCCGATATATAACAAAATTTAAAGAAAAAGGTATCTTAGTAAAAGGAAAAGCAGATGATGAGCTTTTTGTAAATAAAGCTTTGATACCAGAGATAATAAAAGATAGAGTACAACTTACTTTAATATTCAAGATATAATGGGAAGATATTTAAAATCATATAAAAAATACCCAGCAGGATCTTTGATTGTAGTAAAGAAATACAGTTTGTGGAAAAGATTCTTATGGTTATTTAAGAAAGGGAGGAAACCTTATAATTCCTTATTTATCCTTACTAAGGAGAGTTGCATAGGAATAACTAAAATGAATAAGTTCAAATATGATTATCATTTATTCATACCTATCAAACCTTATACTAGAAAAGAAATAGTATTATTAAGAAGCTTGATAAAGTCTTGTGAAAGTATAGAAGATTATCTAATAGCAATTAATATTGTTAGACCTGATTCAGTAGATGCTACAAATCTAGATAATCTTAGAAATAATACTAATTATAAGAAAGTATATTTAGAACAAGAACCTTTTCAAGATATAAATATAAGTGACGATGTTACAAAAGCAAAATAACATATATTCAGTTCTTGCTAAGAAATATAATTTACCAATACCAGTAATAGAGGTTATTTGTAATAGTCCATTTAAATTTGCAAAAGAAAAAATAGCAGACGATGATAATATGAAATCTATCATGTTTGCTTACTTATTTAAGTTTAAATTAAAGAAAAAGTATGAACAAAGCTCTTCTATCATCGCAAAAGATGGAGTGGGAAACTCCACAAAAACTATTTGATAAATTAAATGCAGAATTTCATTTTACTTTAGATCCATGCTGTACCAAAGAGACTGCAAAATGTGAAAAATTCTATACTAAAGAAGATGACGGTTTAAGTAAGTCGTGGGAAAATGAAATAGTATTTTGTAATCCTCCTTATGGTAAGGAAATAAGTCAATGGGTTGAAAAATGCAGTAATGAAGCAAAAAACGGAGCTACTGTAGTAATGTTAATTCCGGCTAGAACCGATACAAGATATTTTCATAAATTTATATACGGTAAAGCTGAAATAAGATTTATAAAAGGAAGACTAAAATTTTCTTTAAATGGTGAAGCTTTTTATCCAGCTCCTTTTCCAAGTATGATAGTAATCTTTAAAAACAATAAAGAAGAAAATGAACAATCCACCGATAGTAGAACTACAGACACAGGGTCTTGCTGAAAATACATATCGCTCTGATAATAATATATGGTCAGCATCTAATCTGATTCAATGGTGTAAAGAAAAAGAATATCCTACATTCGATTTACCTTTAGCTGGTATAGATTTAAGTTATTCTCCATGGACTAGCTTGAGTAACGTAAAACAGATAGCTAATCATTTTAAAAGAGTACAATCAGCTAATTTGGATTATCCTGTTATACTAGATGATCACGGTTATATTGCAGATGGTTGGCATAGAATAGTAAAAGCTTTAGTTTATGGTAAAAGTACAATAAAAGCAATAAGAATTCAAGAAATGCCTCAACCTGATGGTGTTGAAAACAATAATTAAATTATATTATTATGTATAAAAAACAAATATGGTTAAATAAAGAAAATAATCCATCTACTAGTAATGTTGTAGCATTTGATGGAATGGTTAAAGATTATATTGTAGGTGATACTTATCGAAGTACGTTTTTAAAAATAAGTGATTGTAGTAAGACAGTAAAATTGCATATCGCAAATTACGATACAATAGAAGATTTTATAGATAAATTACAACGTTTGGAAAATGTAATTTCAGATTTTATAGAACACTTAAAATTAGAAAAAGATAAAACTAACAAAATTAAAAATAATTAAGATGAAATTGATAAAACCAAACGTAGAAATAATTGAACAGCAACCTGGATTAGAAGGTATGTATAAACAAATAGAATTAGCTGGTCGAACATGCTTTACAGAAGATACTGAAGTATTAACTGATAGAGGTTTTATATATATTGATGAAATAGATAATAATAAAGATAGAGTATTAACTTATAATCCTGATAAAAATATATTGGAATATGAAGCACCAAATATATTTAGTAAACCTTATGATAATGACGGAGTAGAATGTACTCACGCAAATATAAATTTTCTTGTAACAGAAGATCATCGTATTTATCAATCTCCAGTTAATGCAAGACAATATACTTTTCTAAACGCTAAACAATTAGTATATGGACATAATCCAGGAAAAAGAAATAGATTTAGAATACCTAAATATTTTAATGGAGCAGTATACAAAATTAATGATTTTGAAGAACATATCGTGTATACTAAGAAAATGAATGGTGGAAATAGAGAATATAATACCACAGAAAGTTTTAATGTAAACGACGATATATTAACTATACTTGCGGCTTATATAACTGAAGGACATACATTTCATGGAGAAAAATATAATTCCGGTAGTTATATATGTATAACTCAAGATGAAAATAATGAGTTATACGAATTAGTAATAAACGCATTGAAAAACGAACATATACATTATTATATTGATTTCGATAGACGGAAACCAAATATAAAATGGATAAAGTTTGGAAATCAATGTTATGTAGAATGGTTCGAAGAAATGTGTGGAAGATATTCACAGAACAAACATTTACCAGAATGGTTTCGAAATTTATCTGTTAGACAAATCGATCATTTTCTGCGTATACTATATTTAGGTGATGGATCTCATAATAAAACTAGAATTAATAGATATTTATCTGTAAGTATACGTTTACTAAACGAAATACAGGAACTATTCATCTTAAAAGGAAGAAATGCGACAATAAGTTATGATCCAGAAATATCACAAAAATGTTATATACAAGAACATATGCGAGATTCTTGGATAATAGATTCTAGAAAACATATTCGCACAACACATCTTGTTACAACCGTTTATTGCACACAAACAAATAATGGTATAATATGTATACGGTTTAACGGCAAGACATGCTGGATTGGTAATTGTTATAAATCCGAAGATAAGATTACTGAAGATAGTGCTAAGGCATTTGTTGATAGAATGATTAAATCTGGTCATGGAGCTATGCTTGAACATGGTACTGTTTACTTGGATTTACCAAATTCCGCTAGAGATTTTTGTGCTGTAGAAGACTATGCTATGAATAAGTATTCGAGACTAGCAGTGATTGAAGAAAACGGAATGTTTCATAACTATGTAACAACCAATCTACGTGTACTTGTTGAAAACAATTGGTTAGATGATTTACAATATATCTGTGAACCAACTGAATATCATGAAAAACGTATTACCGTTAAATGGACTTGCGATAGAGGTGTATCACATGAATTTGTAAGACATCGTGTATTTAGTTTTGCTATGGAATCTACTAGATACTGTAATTATAGTAAGAGTAAGTTTAATAATGAAATTACATTTATTATACCAAGTTGGGCAGAAGTAAATAAGTTTGGAGAAATAGTAGCCGATGATAATGAGTGTTTCTACTATTTCAAACAATCTTTAGAATTTGCTGAATCTATGTATTTTACATTACTTAGTGAAAGTTGGAAGCCTCAACAAGCTAGACAAGTATTACCAAATGCTTTAAAAACGGAATTAGTAATGACAGGATTTGAATCAGATTGGAAAGGATTCTTTAAGTTACGTAGTCCTAAATATGGTGCCACTGGAGTACATCCTGATGCTGCTTACTTAGCTGATAAATTATATGATAAAATTAAAGATAAAATAAAATAATATGCAACAGTTTATAGAAGAATGTTTAGCGCCTTTATATCAGTTTCAATGGTTAAAGACGATACCAATCGATTTTCAATTACAACAGAATATAATGTTCACGGTAGCTTACTTTGATAAAAGATTATTTTGATATGACATACGAAGAATCTAAAACACTATGGAAATTAGAGAAAGACGGTTTTGATAAAGTAGCTAAAACAGAAGTAGCTGAAGAATTGTTTAAATTAGTAGATGAACTAATTAACTCTGATACGATATTATATCAAGACTTCATCGATATAATTATGGAGCAGATGTATAATATGTCTGAAACAGATGATATCGATGAACGTAAACAGCAAATACAGGACATGTATTCTACAGTATTAGAACATTTTAAAAAGATTAAAGATGAACGAAGCAAAGAAATACGATAATGATAAAGTTAGAATGGAATTGGTACCGATGTCAACCATTGAATCAGTTGCTAAAATTCTTACTTTTGGAGCAAAAAAATATTCTGATAACAGTTGGCAAGAGTTACCTAATTTCTGGAATCGTTATAAAGGGGCATTATTGAGACATTTAACAGCAATAAGTAAAGGTGAAATGAATGATCCAGAATCTGGTCTTCCACATATCGATCACGTATTGTGTAATGCGATGTTTTTAAGTTGGGGTTACCATAACGGTAAAGGTGTTACTATAGAAGAAAAAGATATAGACAATGACAAATGAAGATTATAAGCAAGAACTAATCGAATTGATAAAATATTATCAAGGGATTTTATACAATTATAGACAGTATCCTAATTACAGAGATCAAGAAGTTAGTTGGGAAGAAGCTGAAGAAAGATTGAAATATTATAATGAAAAGTATTGTGAAACATTAAAATAAAGAAACTATGATAACATATATTGATGCAAAAACTGGATACAATCTTATTAAGTTTGATAAAGAAAATGATGAAATTAAAATGTTAGATAACTTTGGTACTAACATTGACTATATGTGGATAGCTGATGAAGAAGGTACGTTGAATGACATTCATGTTAATGCTGGAGATATCATCATCAGAATGTATGGTAATAATGGTGATATTAGCAATAGAGAAATACTGGTAATTAAAGATGAACAATTGAAGAATTACTATAAAGCTCTAAAAGAAAACATTGATAAGGAAAAAGAAAAGCATGAAAAATGTTGTGATTGTAACTGCTGTTCAGATTCATGTATAAAAGCTTGTAAATAATGAAGCTGTTTGATATACTTGGTGGTAAAGTAACTATACATGCAGATATGCTTGCTTTACCTCCTTTTAAAAAATATTGGGAATCTACTAAAGATAAAAATCATGCGAATAACGTACTTTCTTTTATTATACTTTGTGATTACTGGAATAGTCCATATGTTAAAAGTATGGTTAAAGAAATAAGAGAGAACACTTTAAAGATTAAGATATTTGGTGATTCTAATTATACTCTTACTCCAGAAGAACAAGCTTGTAGAGACGAATATAAAGAATTATCTAATACTCGTAATTTGAAGATGCTGGAAGCAATGCGTAATAAGATTGATACAATCAGTACATATTATGAAGAATCTCTTAGTGAAGAGTTGGATGAAAAGAAGATTCAAGTATTGCTAGCTGGTATGGAAAAGGTTAAAGCTGTATTTCAAACAGTAGATTTTCTTGAGAAAGCTGTTAAAGCTGAAGAGTTAGAGAATACTAAAGTTAGAGGTAATGCTCAGATAAATGCATACGAGTTGGATAGATAATACAACATACTGAAACATACTTTTAACAAAACGTTTTTAAAATAAAAAATAATAAAGAAACTATGAAAAAGAATGATACTTATATTTTGGATTTGACAAATTGCGTTACAGTTTGGGAAATTAATGCTGCTATTGAAGCAGATTTGAATGCGCGTAAACAACTTGGTTTACCTAAGAAGAACTGGTTTAAACGCATGTTAGGTCTTTAATTAATTTTCGACGATTGTCGATACACTTTTTTAACGTTATAAATGAAATAGTTTTCATAAACTAGGTATTTTTTGGTTATGGGTTAAAATAGTCTTTTCGGAGTAGACTTTAAAGAACTCCGGTTACGCGGTGTGATGTACGATTGCATGGACTGTCTCTAAAACAGTGTGGCTTCTGAAGCCGACCGGGTGGGTTTGACTCCTACCACCGCGACAAAAAATATAAAATTTTTTGAAAAAAGTTTTTGTCATAAAAAATAAAAATTAATCAACATATTCTATTATCCACAGTCGACTAAGTAAGTCACGTCCATAGGGAACGGTGATGTTGGTTCAAGCCCAACCTGTGGAACTACAAGTTAAATGAAAAATTTAAAAAGTTATCAAAACTTTCATAGTGTAAATTTTTAGATAAGAAAATAAATACTCACAAAAACTCCCTTCCTTTATCGGTAGGGAGTTTTTTAATAAGCGCGCAGTAATGGTAGACTTTAATAAAAAAATAGCAAATAGTAATAAATTCAGAGAACCAGCTATTACGTTTGAATAGACAGGTAAATACTGTAATTATGCATCTAATACTTCAGAATATTTCTCTTACTGGGATGAATAGAAACGTAGATGTTTGGAAGGATATACAGCAGAAGATGGAGATTGGATTAGTGGTTATAATTATTTCTATTTAAACTTTTGTCCTATTAATAGATCTGTAAATAAGAAGATAAAAGACAGACATGGTAAAGATAAAATCGTGACTGTCTAGGAAGTCGCATTCCCTGATTTCTGGGATTACGACTATTTTTATTTTCAAACCATCTAGGATGCTGAGGAATCAGGTAAGCATTTATGCGTACTTAAAAGTAGACGTAAAGGATATGAACAACCTTATTCTGAAGAAGTATTAACGCCGAACGGTTTTGTTCAAATGGGATCTTTAAAAGTTGGTGATATGGTAATGAATCCTAACGGTAGTCCTGTTAAAATTGGAGATATTGTAGAACAAGGTATTCAAGAAGTATACGAAGTTGAATTTCAAGATGGTCGTGTTGTTAGATGCGGAGCTAATCATTTATGGGCTACGTGCAGAAACGGTAAGAAATTTTATATAATGCCTACTAAAGAATATGCTAAACGCAAATTAACACAAGGTTCAAAAGGAAAAGAGCATTATCCTTATAAAGTACCTGCTATAAATCCTTTACGATTTGATGAAAAACCAATACACATTGATCCTTATGTATTAGGTGTATTACTAGGAGATGGATACATATGTGGATCACAAGTTAGATTTTCTACAGCCGATCAATTTATCGTAGAAGAGTTATCACGTAGATTACCAGATTATATTATTAAAAAAATAGAATCCGATAAATATGCTTACGTAATAATATCAAAAGATAAAAAACATAATAATTTAAATAGAGAATTAAAAAAATTAGGAATAAAAGTAAAAGCAAATAAAAAATTTATTCCTGAAAATTACAAATACACTTCTGTTGAAAATCGATTTGAATTGGTACGAGGTTTAATGGATACTGACGGTAGCATTACAAATGGCGCTTCTACGTTCGTATCAACTTCAGAACAATTAATTGATGATTTACAATTTGTATTAAGAAGTCTCGGTATAAGATGTCACAAATCTAAAGAAATAGAAGGTAGATTTGGAGTAGAATTTAATAACGGTTGCAAATCTAATACTTTACCTCATTGGGAATTGTGTATTACTACACAAGAAGATATCTTTAAACTTCCTAGAAAATTGGAGAAAATTCGTAAAGATAGAAAGTATAATTATAATGGTATCGGAATAAAAGCAATTCGTAGAACTGGCAAATTTGAAAAACAACGATGCTTATGCATCGATAACGAAAATCATTTATATATAACAAAAGATTTTATACCCACTCATAATAGTTATAAAGGTGGTTCTATGTTATGTCGTAATTACTACCTTATTCCTAATTCTAAATCCTATGTATATGCTTCAAATAAACAATACTTAACAGATGATGGTATTCTTACTAAAGCGTGGGATTACATGGACTTTATCGATAAGAATACTGCATGGGGTAAGAAAAGATCTGTTAATACAGCAATGCGTAAAAGAGCTGGATTCTTTACTAAAGATGAATTTGGTAATGAAGTAGAATTAGGTTATAAATCAGAAATAATTGGTGTTACTCTTAAGGATAATCCTGATATAGTCCGTGGTAAGAAAGCAAAACTAATCTTATTCGAAGAAGCTGGTTCATTTAAAGAATTAGGTGCAGCATGGCAAATTGCTAGACCGTCTGTTGAAGTTGATGGTGTAGCATTTGGTACCATGATAGCATTTGGATGTGTGTGCAAAGGATCTAGAGTATGGACATCAGACGGTAATTGTATTAATATAGAGAATTTAAAACAAGAAGATGGTATAATTGGATGGGATACCTATCAGGCGTCTATACAAAACATAGAAAACATTAATCCGATATCATAGAAAGAATGTGTTCAAATAGAATTACAATCGGGTAGAACAATAAGATGTAGTAAAGACCATCCTTTATTATGGTCTACTCCTGGTAGGACAAAACGTGTTTCTGGAAAAAGATTTGAAAACGAACGTATGAAGTCTTGGTTATGGCACGAAGCACAAAAATGTAAAATAGGAGACCAAGTAGGTTTGATAGATTAGATCCCTATATTTGGCAAAAACGTAATGTGGGAACCTAGATTTATAGGATGGTTAATAGGCGACGGAAGCTATGGAAATAATAAAACGCCCATACTAAGTAATTGCGAATAGGAAATATTAGATTATGTTCATTCTCATTTCGATACAGTTATTGAAAAACAATATACTACTAAAGATAATAAGAATTATCAAGAAATCCGTATAAAAGGAATATGCAAATAGCTAAGAAAATTAGGTATATATGGACAAACTAAAGGTAATAAACGTCTGCCTATAGATTTCAATAGTTATGATGAATATACAATAAGTGAATTAATTGGCGGATTATACGATACTGATGGGTACATACACTTTAGTAAAAAACGAGCCAGAATAGTATTAACGTAGTGTTAGAAAGACATATTACTTTAGGTACAAGAAGCGTTGTTGCATTTTGGTATACATGGGATTATTCGTTATATTAAACCTACTAATAGAATTAGGAAATACAAGGATCATTTTATTTCTGATAAAAACGGCGAATATCGATTAGAAATTGCTGATGTGGTAAGTCTAGGTAGATTTTCTCAACATATAAAATTAACAGTTTCTAGAAAATCAGCAGCACTGGATTTAATTTATTTATTTATTCAGTCCGAGTTACCAAAATATAATAAATATCTTTGTGGAATAGTTGCAGATAAAATCACAAATATAACAGATATCGGTATACAAGATATATATAACATTACTGCTAAAGAACAGCATAATTATATTGTAAATGGTATTGTAACACATAATACTGGTGGAGATGAAGAATCAAACTTTGCTACATTGAAAGATATGTTCTATAAACCAAAAGGATATAACTGTGTAGAATTATAGAATATATGGGATGAAAATGCAGTAACTAGTACGTGTGGATTCTTTATACCATAGTACGCTAATATGGATATTAGAGATGATAAATGTAATCGTATTTATATGGATAATGATGGTAATACATTACGTAAACCTTCTCTAGATTTTATATTGGAGCAACGTAAAGAAATGATACAAAATGCTACTAATTCAGTAGCAGTAGATAGGTATGTTTGTGAAAGATGTATTACTCCAGCAGAAGCTTGTTTGGAATTTGGAGGAAACATATTTCCTAAGAAAGAGCTATAGGAATAGTTGGCTAGAATACGTACAAATAAACAGCTATAGAATCATAAACAAATAGGTGATTTAGTACAAACACCTGATGGAAATATTAGTTGGGTAATTAAAAAGACAGGAGATATTACACATTATCCTCTAAATAAAGATGATGATCCTACTGGTTCTATAGTTATATGGGAACATCCTATGAAAGATGCACCATTTGGTTTATATATTGCAGGAATTGACCCATATGACCATGATTAGTCAGGAACAAATTCATTAGGTTCGTGTATCATATATAAAAGAATATAGAATATAGAATCTTATTCAGATATAATTGTTGCAGAATATACTGGTAGACCTCAAGCAGCAGATGATTTCTACGAAAATGTTCGTAAGTTGTTGATATACTATAATGCCAGAGCAATGTATGAAAATCAGAATAAAGGCTTATTCGTTTACTTTGCTAACAAACATTGTGATTATTTACTAGCAGATCAACCAGATATAATCAATGATATTGTTGGTAATTCTAAAGTACAGAGAAAGAAAGGTTGCCATATGAATAAATCAATTAAAGCTTGGGGTGAAGGATTAATAAAAGACTGGTTGAATGATATAAATGCTGATGGCAAAAAGAACTTATACAACATATTATCTGAACCATTACTAGAGGAATTAATTGCATACAACGATATAATAAATACCGATAGAGTCATGGCTCTGATGTAGGTAATGATTTATCGTGAACAATTATTTAATGTAGTAGTAAAAGAAAAAGAAAAAGAAAATAAGAGTCGTTTACTTTTTGATGGACCAATATTTGCGCAAAATTGGTTTGATGACGAAAGTCCAGTAAAGTTTGACGATGATAATGTATATACATTTACTAATTAATTATGAAAGATTTAAAATCATTTCCACCACAAAAATTACCAATGTCTAAGAAGAATTAGGATTGGAAAGAAGCTTGTGTTGATTATATAGCAGGATCTGGTAATACTGGTCATAGTGGTTTTAATAGCGAGAGAGCTTCGGAAATGCAAACATATTATGATCTTTATAATAGTATATATGATGAAAGAGATTTGAAATATGTTACTAATCCGTTTAAACAACAAGATGGATTTCCAGCAACAGCTCAAGATTATAATATAATTAAACCTTATATCGACCAATTATTAGGTGAAGAAACAAAACGTTCATTTAATTTTCAAGTATGTAGAACTAGTGATGAAGCTACTAGTGAATTGCAAGAGAAAGCTAAACAAATGTTAATGGACTATATACAGTCTAGTATAATGGCTAAATTGAGTCCAGAGAATGCTCAAAGATATCAAGACGCTTTACAAACTGGTGAAGTAATGCAACCAGAAGCAATACAGAAGTATTTAACTAAAGATTACAAAGATATCGCAGAACGAACAGCTTATCATACATTATAGTATTTGAAACGTAAATTGAATCTTCCTCACGAATTTTATAAAGGATGGAAAGATGCTTTAATCGGTGGCGAGGAAATATATTATGTTGGTATTCGTAACGGACAACCTTATGTAGAAAGAGTTAATCCGATGTATTTCGACTATGAAAAATCTGTAGATTTGGAATATATTCACGATGCAGCATGGTGTTGTAGAAAGATGATTATGTCTGCAACAGAAATATATGATCGCTTCTATGATAAGATGTCAGAAAAACAATTAAACGAGTTACTTGAATTAATCGATGAAAAACCAGGTTCAGGTATGACTCCTCAAGTAGGTAAATCCGAATTGGATTATAATCACGTAAAACTTCATAAATTGAATAGTTTTACTGATAATCCATTTGATACCGATCAAATTACAGTTTATCATTGTTGTTGGAAATCTTTTAAGAAGATTGGATTTGTTACTTTGATAAATGAAGAAACTGGAGAAGTAGAAGAATATCAAGTAGATGAAGATTACAAAGTAACTGGTGAAGAAGAATCTGTTGATTGGAAATGGATTATAGAAGTATGGGAAGGTTATAGAATTGGTGATGATTTATATATCGGAATTCAACCTTTGGAATATCAACACATATCTGCAGATAATCCTAATTCATCAAAATTACCGTATACTGGTGTACTTTATAATAATACTAATAGTAAACCTAGATCTTTGGTCAGTATGATGAAACCGTTACAGTATATGTATATTGTAGTTTGGTATCGATTAGAATTGGCTATGTCCAGAGATAAAGGTAAAGTACCTGTAGTAGATGTTACTCAGATACCGAAATCTATGGGTATTGATGTAAACAAATGGATGCATTACTTAGGAGCATTAGGTGTAGCATTTATCAATCCTTATGAAGAAGGATGGGATGTTCCGGGTAGAGAAGGTGGTAGACCAGCAGCATTTAATCAGTTCCAGTCATGGGATTTAAGTATGGCTAATATAATTGATCAGTATGTTAATCTTATGGCTAAGATTGAAGATATGGTAGCCAAATTGACTGGTATTACTCCACAGAGACAAGGATCCATTGCGGCAAGCGAATTGGTAGGTAATACCACACAAGCTATTACTCAGTCGTATCATATTACCGAACCGTGGTTTTGGACACACAATCAGGTCAAAAAAGAAGTTTTAACAATGTTATTGGATACCGCTAAGGTAGCATGGAAAGATAATAAAACATGTCTTAACTATATCTTAGATGATGCTACTAGAGCTTTCATTACTTTATCAGATGATTTCTTCTATTCAGATATGGATGTGTTTGTAGAAGATAGTACAAAGAATAGACAAGACTTAGATCAGTTAAAACAGTTGTTACAACCTGCTATGCAAAATGGAGCAAGCCTGTTAGATATCGCAGAAATTATTACAATGGATAACATTAATATGATTAAAGATAGACTTGAAGATATTGAACAGAAACGTATGGAACAAATGCAACAGCAACAACAAGCTGAGCAGGAAGCTCAACAACAATTGATTGCTGAACAGAATAGAGTTAAAGAAGAAGAACTTATGCTTAAAGAAGCAGAACTCGAATTAGAAAAGTATAAGATTGATACAGATTCTCAAACTAAGATTACTGTTGCACAATTAAATGCATATAAAGGTTTACAAGACTTAGATCAGAATGATAATGGTATTCCTGATGTAATGGAAATTGCACAACAAGCATTGGCTGAAAGAAAACAAATTGCAGACGAATCTGCAAAACAAATGGAGCTTAATGCTAAATTAAGAGATTCAGAGAATAAGAAACAAATTGAAAATAAAAAGATGTAGTTGGAACGTGACCGTATGAAGCATGAAACTCAACTTCAAAAGATGAATAATGATGCTGCAATGGAACGTGAAAAATTAAAAGCTCGTACCGCAATCAAGAATAAGGTCGCAGGTGAGAAGTAAAGGAGGTGTAATAATATGGCATGTAAAGGTGGTTCTAAAAAAGGAAAAGGCGGAAAAGGTAAAGGAGGTAAATAATATGAAAGTAATATTTAACAGTATAATACCATTCCCAGGTTTTAAAGCAATAAATCTATTTGGTGTATTGTTTGCTAGAAAAGGTAGTAAAATAGATGATAAAACAATTAATCATGAATCTATTCATACCGCATAGATGAAAGAAATGCTTTATATATTATTTTATATATGGTATATAATAGAATGGGTCATAAGATTATTTATGAAAGGTAATGCTTATCGTAATATATCATTTGAACGTGAAGCTTACGATAATGATGACAATCTAAACTATATCAAAGAACGAAAGCATTATTCATGGCTAAAATATATAAAGATTGGAAGTTATGGTAAACCTAAGCCAATTAAGTGATAGAGAATTATTAGAACAAATATATATAATTCTTACTCAAATATCAAGACGTTTAAATTCACCAGAAGAAAACGCTAATGATTTTACTATGAACATTGTCGCAAATATTTTAGCAGATAGATTATTAAATGGTGGTTATGGAAAGAAGTGAATTTAGATAGAGAATGGACCAGTTCAAACAAGCTAGGGAATCTAATCCCTAGCTGAGTTACTGGGAATGGAAGAATTCTCTTCCAGATAATTTAGCTCATACTCCAGATTGGCAATACAATAATTTTGGAGCTTATACTGGAGGATTGAAACCAGAATTGAATGAAGATGGATATTATCATTTAGGTAGCAGAAACCCATATACAGGTGAAATTCTAAAACCGAAATCTCATTCTACTTATAATAAAGCTATATAGAATGATGCAGCTGCAGGATATTTTCCGTATGAAAAGAATGGGGTAACTTATACTAAAACATATAGTCCTACTGGAGATATAAGTGGATACGCAAATGGTACAGACGGTATTCAATCAAATACATCAGAAATACCAGTAACATATTCAAATGGTAAATGGAATTACGGATATAATCCTGGAGCAGGATTCTTAAAACCAGTAGTATCTATTCAAGATGCTGCTAATCTTACTCCTGTTGGAAATGCTATAACAGCAAATGATGTATATCAGAGTGCTAGTCAAGGAGATTATATTACAGCTGGTTTGATTGGTGCAGCAGCATTATTACCTGGTGCAATATCGAAGCCATTAAAAAAGATTGTTAGGGAAATACCTTCTGTTAATCCTAAATATTTTAGTGATAAAATAAATAAAGTATTAGGAAGAGAAGTAAGACCAAATGGGTTAAGCAGAGATGTTTATACTGATGCAATAAATCAGAGAAATAGAGTAATAGAAGATTTATATACTGATCAGGATTATTGGGATCGTGCTAGAGCAATAAATGAACAATACGGAGACGATTACACTAAAATATATAAAGGCGTTCTGGATACTTATGAAAATAAATATACAGGTTTACCTGAACCGAAAGCTAAATAGTTCTTTGGTGATGCTAAAGCTGAAATGGCAGCTAGAAAAGATGCTATGGAAAGATTTAGAATGAATAAGATACCTGCAGGATATACTGATTTTGAGTATAATATATCTCCTCATTTGGATAGGATTGATAGACCTACTGCATAGCATGAATTAGGTCATTATGTAGATTTTAATCTGTCTCAAAACGCTAATGCTGATTATAACAATAATATGTTTAGTGCATTACGTAGAGATTTATCTACAGATAGTAATCCTTTATATCCTGATAAAACAGATTACTTTAGACAAGGAACTGAATAGAAATCTTATATGAATACATTACGTAGTTATGTGTAGTCAATAGGATTAATGGATAGACCAGGATAGAAAGTAACAACTAAAACTATTAAAAGAGCAATAAACTCTTTACCGTCAGAAATGAATGCTGTTCGAGCAGCATACTTACAATTTAATAGTCCTGGAGAATACACCAAATGGTTTAATAAGATACCTTTGTTGAGTATACCTGGAGCTGCAATGTATTTTGAGAATAATAACGAATCTAATTAATATGTTAATTATGGAAAAAAAAGAAACAAATGTTTTAGGTGGATTTGAAACAATTATTGATAGCTTTATCCCTAAAACAGAACAAGAACTTGAGTTAGAGAACTTTGAAAATAAAGTTAATGATGACGACGATGATGACGAAAACAAGAAAGTAGAAGATCCTATTGTCGCTAAGATGAAGAAAGAAGGTAAAATCAAAACAACTTCTGAAGAACAAGATCCTGATAAGGATGATGACAATGATAATGTTGTTGATCCGAAGCAAGATGAACCAGATAAAGATGTTGATGAACCTAAAAATCAAATCAATTTTGATAGCAACGAAACAGAGATGGTGACTAACTTCTTCGATGCTATTGCTGAAAAGTTAGAATGGGCAGATGTAACTGATGAAGAAAAGCCAAAGAATGTAGAAGATCTGATTAACTATTTTAGTAAAGTAATCGAAGAAGACAGTAAACCTCAGTACGCTAGTGAAGAAATTGAAGCTCTTGATAATTATGTTAAACAGGGTGGAGATTTAGCTAAATATTTACAGATTGATGCAGAATTAGATTTAGATGAAATAGATTTAGACGATGAAACTAACCAGAAGCTTGTAGTTAAGTCATTACTTAGAGAAAAAGGTTTTAATGAAAAACAAATCGACAAGAAGATATCTAAGTATATCGACGCCGGACTTCTCGAAGATGAAGCCCAAGATGCCATAGAAGATTTAAAAGAGATTAAAGAACAGAAGAAAGAACAGCTATTGGCAGAACAGAAAAGAGCTTATGAGCAGTATCGTCAAAGACAACAGGATTTCTGTGATAACGTTGTCACGGAAATAAAGAACTTAAAAAATATACGCGGAATCGCAATCCCAGAAAAGGATAAGAAGGTTTTGATGGATTATATCCTTAAACCTGATTCTGATGGTAAAACAAAATATCAGAAGGATTATGCTAAAGGTGGCGTAAAGAACTTAATCGAATCTGCATATTTCACAATGAATGCTGATAAATTAATAAATGCTGCTAAAAGAGAAGGAAATAATACCGCAATTAATAAGTTTAAAGATAGCTTAAAAAATACTACGGTTAATTCAAAATCTAGAAACACCTCCGGAAGAGATTCAAATAGTGATACTATATGGGATAGTTTTACAAGAAGATTGCGTATATCTTAATTTAAAATAATTAAAAATTCAATATTGAAATATTAATAAAATATTATGGATAACAATATTCTAAATAATTTAGTCCTCTATAAAGGAAAATGGTTTAGTGATTTGATTGATACTAATAAAATTTCAATCGCTTCACAGTAGAGACCGTATGAAGTATCAACTATTTTATCATACGTATTTGGTACAAAAGATAATGGTTACACAACATCTTTGGATATGCTTACTGGTGGTCTTGGTAACGTAATGGTTATCGATCAGCCTTCTTTCGAATGGGGTGTAATGATTGATCAGGATCGTGCAGTTACAATCCGTGATGCAAAATGGAATGGCGCAACCATTTCAGATACTACTACTGCTGGTTTGAACAACACTCCGATTCAGTTGTGGTTGGAAGATAACTGGTTTGGTCCGGGTGCTACTTTGGAACTTGATGACAAGAGCCAGGTACGTGTATCAGATGCTCCGTATCAGGATGGTAGCTTGTATGTTTATACTGTATTTGTTTCTAATGGTAATCCTGCATCTTATATTGATCCGTCTGTTTTAAAACCAGGTTGTCAGGTATCTCGTCTTGCTTCTGCATACGAAGAATATAGTGAACAGGCTGATATCCTGAACTATAATACTCATTTCAAGATGCGTAACTATCTTACGACAGTACGTCTTTCTTATGATATTACTGGTTCAGCTTATTCTACTGTAATGGCAGTTGCTTTGAAAGATCCTAAATCAGGTAAGACTTCTTATTTGTGGTCTACATTCCAGGAATGGGTTGCTATGCGTGAATGGTATAAGCGTATTGAACGTGCTTTAGTTTATAATGTAAGTAATGTTAACCGTGATGGTTCTTGTAATCTGAAAGGTGCTAACGGTCGTCCGGTATTTATCGGTGCTGGTTTGCTCGAACAGATTGCTCCGTCTAACAGACGTTTCTATACTCGTTTGACTGCTGAATTGCTCGAAGATTTCTTGTCAGACTTGTCATACAATGTACTTGGTACTAACGAACGTAAGTTTGTTGCATTGACTGGTGAAATGGGTATGCGTGAGTTCGATAGAGTATTGAAAGAAAAGATGGCTAACATGAATCTTATCGATACTGTATTCGTAACTGGTTCTGGTGACAATTTGACATTTGGTGGTCAGTTCAAGACTTATAAGATGTCTAACGGTATTGAACTTACTTTGAAGTATTTCCCGTTGTATGACAATACTACTTACAACCGTCAGTTGCATCCGATTACTTTGAAACCGTTGGAATCATATCGTATGACATTCCTTGACCTTGGTCGTCGTGATGGTGAAGCTAACATTGTTAAGGTTGTTCGTAAAGACCGTGAATTCGTTAACTGGTGTACGGCTGGTTCTGTAACTCCTGCAGGTTACGCTCATTCTAATACTGAAGTTCGTAGTAATGCTAAGGATGGCTATTCTGTTCATTTCTTAGGTGAAATGGGTATAATGCTTAGAGATCCTAGAGCTTGCGGAGAACTTATCATGCTAAGCGAGTAAATTTTTTCTAGGTAAAATATCAACATAATTAATATTTTGACGTTATATAAAGTATAACTAAAATATTAATTATGGAAAAGATCTACGAAATTTATAAATTGACTAATTTGGTTAATAACAAGATATACGTTGGTGCCACTACTGAAGGCGCGTCATACAGATTTAGAAGACACGTAATTAAAGCAAATGGTGGTGGCACAACGGCTATCTGCAATGCAATACGAGAGTATGGCGAAAATAATTTTAAAATAGAAACTATTGAACTATGCAAAGATTTAGCTCATATGAACGAGCGTGAGAATTATTGGATAGTTTTACTTGGTGCAACCAATCCTGAAATAGGATATAACAACAAGCTAGGCGGAGGAGTTAGATTTCAATCAGATGAAACTAAAGAAAAAATAGGTATTCTTCATAGAGGAAAAATTTCAGAAAACAGAAAGCCTATACTTCAATATGACGTAAATGGTATATTTGTTAAAGAATATCCTAGTATAGAAGCAGCATCCGAAGATACTGGCATATCTAAAACGTCTATTTACAGAATACTTCGTAAACAAGCGATGAAACCATCTAAAAAGAATCCTTATGTTTGGATATTATCTCCAGATAACAGAGAAGATATCAAATTACAAATAAATATAAAAGACTATTACATGAATTTAAATTATGTTCCCAAACAATCTGAAGAATTCAAACGCAAACGAGCTTTAAGAATAGTCGAAAATGGTGACATGAATGGTTTATCTACTCCCGTAGAACAATATGATTTAAAAGGTAATTTAATTGCAAAATATGGTAGTATTTCAGACGCATCCAAAGCATCAGGTATTTCTGGTTGTACTATACGAAAATATATTAATGACCCAGAGTATATAAATAAAGTTCCGGCAATCCGTAGAAGATTTAATTGGAAGTACGGTAAAGAAGAAGATAGAAAAGTAATAGACTATAAAGAATTAAGAGATATTATTGCAACAAAAAGAATCAGAATATTTGAAGTTCACAATACTACACTTTCTGATACTCCTATCAGAATAGAAGGTATTAGGGCTTTAGAAAAATATTTAAGATCTGACTTCAGAACCATTAAAAAATACTTAGGCGGAGAAATGCCTACTGGTTACTGGGTAAAAGAAATTATTAATAACTAACTAGATAATCTAATTAAATATAATTATGGAAGTAATCGTTAGAATGACAAAAACAAATCCTTGGACAGGATTGATTAAATGGGATAAATGCTTCGATTTTATTAGTTCATATTGGACTAGATCAGGTAGTAGATATACAGGTTTAACTACGTAGAAAGCAAGAGAATTAGAAGAAAAAATGAGATTACCGTTGGGTCATTTAGATCCAGATAGTTCTTTCTGGGATACTTTTGCTGTTAAAATTGGTAGAAAAGAACTTATTATAAACACCGATACTCCTGAAGGTGAATTACAATATTTGTTTCTAAAGAATCATAAACACGTTGCAGATGGAGTAAGTAAGATTAGTCCTAAAACAGATTATGTAATCGTAGATAAAGATCTTGAAGCTACAGAACAGAATAAATATAATAAAACTAAACGTGAAGCTTATCGTGCTTTGGATAAGATGACATTGGATGATATGCGTAAATGTTTACGTCTGTTCGGTGTTAAATCAGATACTTTGTCTAATGAAGTAGTAGAAGCTAAACTTACAGAAAACGTAGAAAAGAATCCTGCCAAATTTATCAGTATTTGGATTGAAAATCCTGATAAAGAATACAGTTTTGTAATTGAAGAAGCTTTGAGTAAAAATATTATTAGAAAGAATAGAGCTACTTATTATTTTGGTACAGATGTTATCGGTAATGGTGTTGATGACGTTATTGCTTATCTTAAAGATAAGAAGAACCAAGATATTTATTTAGCGATACTTAAAGAAATTAAATCTAAGTAATAATGAATAGAGACGAATTACATATAGCCTTTAAAGTAGAATTAGACAAAAATTCTAATAGTGTAGCATACGGTGGTGTACCTGCATTTATTGACGCTGAAATAGATTATTGGATAAATAAAGGATACTATGCATTACTTATGACAAAGTTTACAGGTGGTACTGAAAACGAAGTAAAATTTGAAGGTGATGTAAAACGTATCTCTGATTTTGATAGACTTATTAGAACAGATGAGTCTTTAAAACTAAATGCTAGTGAAAATACGAACTGTGCGTCATTAGTAAATCTTTTAAACAGATAGACTAACAATAGAGGAAGAATGTTTTATGTATCTTCTGTATTTCACTGGATTAAAGATGGAAAAGATAATTGTGCTACTGTAAAATTATTGGATCATACATAGATAAAGAATTTTATAAAGACCAATAATAATATCCCTTGGATAGATAATCCAGTTGGTGTTATTGAAAATAATACTTTAAAAATATATTATGATCCGATATCAATGAATGCGGATGAATATCGATTAGATTTAACGTACGTTAAACATCCGTGTTTGATTAACAATCTACCATCTGATTTAGGTTTAAGTGAATTACCAGATCAAACATGGTACGAAGTTGTTAATAGAGCAGTACAATTAGCTTTAGAAAATATAGAATCACAAAGATTTTCAACAAAGAGTCAATTAATTCAAATGGAGGAATGATATGACAAAACGTGAAATGTAGATTGAATTGGAACGTAGACTCCAATTGAATGACGCTAAATTAGTAGCTGAAAATAAGTTAACATCTGATTAGTTGTTTTCTATATTAAATGAAGCTATTGATCTTTTTTGGAAAACAAGATATTCTGGTTTAAATACTAAACAAGAAGGATTTGAACAATCACAGAAGAGAATAGATGATTTACGTACTTTAGTTAGAAATAAAAAGTATACTACAGAAATAATTAATAATAATCCTAAATATATTGTAGAACTTCCAGAAGATTACACTCTTTTACTTGGAGATACAGCTGGAATAAGTCCTGCAGATGGTATTATTAATGATTGCTGGAAGAAAGATTCTGACAACAATTATATAGTGAAAAATGTAGATACTTTAGAATCAACTATTGAAACCATAGATAGACAATTATCTAATTCTTTATCTGAACACAAATTAAAACATTGTTATGCAAGACCTTTAAAATTGATTCAAGGTAACAACATTGTTTTATATACAGATGGTAATTATAAAGTTGCAGAATATAATTTAGTATATTTAAGCAAACCTAAAGGTATATTTACTAATGATGATTTATCTTAGGAATATACAGAATTGCCATCACATACGCATATGGAGATTGTTAAATTAGCAGTCAGATTATATGCGGCAAATAAACCAACACAGAATTATAATTTACTTGCTTAGGAAACGCAAGTAATGGAATAATAAATTAATGCGCTTATTCGACGTGGAAATTAATTTACTTAGTAAATAGGAAAGTAGAAGAATAGAGCGAAGACTGGCGCGAAGTCTAACAAATTAATAAATTAAAAAATGATTACAAGAGTTGATAGTGTAATGATCGCAAATGCTGCTTGCCCAGCTAGTTATTCTACAGCAGATGCTTTGAATGTAGGTGAAGTAGCATTGTTTGATGAAAATAAAAATATCCTTACTGATGGTGCAAAATCAGCAGCTGCAAACTCTGTTTATGTAGGTGTTTGCAAAGGTACTATGAAAGTAGTTAACCCTCAAACTGGTGCATTGGAAGATAAGAAAGAAATCGAATTTTCTAATGAAATCCAAAAAGGTAAAAATTTGAATAGTGTAATGCAGGCTTATTCTGCTCCTGTTCAGGAAAAGATTGAGTTCAATATGGCTAGTGCAGAAATTGTTATTGGTCATAGATATGTATTACGCATTGTTTATAAAGATTTGTATGAAGCTCCGGGTCAGTTTACTCATACTTATGAAGTAATTGCTCAGACAGAAACTCCTCAGGATTTGTGTGATGCTTTTGCTAAACAGATCAATGCTCATAAGAATCGTCGTGTATCTGTTACTAGTTTAAGTAAGAAATTAACTTTGACAGCTTTGGAAAAAGATGATAATGAAGGATTATATTCTATTAATGAATATACAGTAGTATGCATGGAAGCTTCTATCTATGTAACTATTCCTGGTGCATTGTTATCTAACGTTCCTGCAACTGTTCCTGGTATGACGATGACTAAGACTGATGGTAATCCTGGTAAAGGTTATTGGAAGCAAGTGCGTGACCGTGAAATGCGTTGCATGGGTTATAAAGGTCATGTATTTACTGATGCTTATCCAGTAATTGAACAGAAACGTAATGTACAGGAAGGTACTACATATGATTATCTTACTATTGAAAATGATAATGCTTACTTGAGCTGTGATAATCAGTATGTTAAGTCTACTCCTCTTACTACTGAAGTATACGTTAAATCAGGTTCTTTGTCAAGTTCACGATTCTATAAGAACTTAAAGAGCTTTATTTCAGGTACTGCAGAAAAATAATTTTCAAAGTTTCTTTATAACTCTGGCGAGGTTGAGGGTAATCCTCGGCTTCGCCTTTTTTAATTTATTAATTATGGAAATTAAATATATTTATATAGAAAATCAAAAGTTGATTATAATTACTTCTAGTGAAGAAATTGCATAGACAATGTTCTTAGATAAAGTATGCAATATCGATAATGTACATTCTGAAGAAGCATCCAATCATACTAAAGTAATAACATTCGAAGACTTTTAGAAGGAAGAATACGGATATAGTATAGATATATCTGATTTAGAGATAAGTGCTATAATTTTTACTGAAAACAATAATCATCATTTCGCATATGATTCTAAAAAATTAGATGAAGATGTTTATAAATTATTAAAATTTTATTGTAATACATGTTTAGATAAACTTCAGAAAGAACGAATTATGATGTGTTCATTTAGATTAAGTTTATTTTATAACGCTTTATCGTTCTATAATAGTATAGAAGAAATAGTAAGTAGTTATGTAGATTTGATGAGATTATTGGATGGTCCGTGTCATATAAACAATCAAAATGTTGAATGTAATACTTGCAAAAATGGGACATGTGTATACAACAAAAGATGAGCAATTATACAATTATGGTAAGAAATTAAATCAAATTGTAAAATACAATATTAATTATAATTCGGAAGAGATTTTAAATTATGTCTGTACATCGTTTTGTCAGTGGTTTATGGAATACGCATCACTTACTAAAGAACAACAGCATATAGTTCAAAAACTTATAAAAAATATAAACAAATGACACAAGATGAATATAATGATTTAGTAAATACCGTTTAGCAACTTACTGAAAAAACGGATACTCTTGCCGACTCTATTGCTCGTGTAGATACAAAAGTTGAAAACACAAAATATCTTACACGTTTATTAGATGTTAGTGTATAGTATCCTGCCGAAAACGACGTACTAGTTTATGATAAAACAGGTAAATGGAAAAATGCCCAATATGATGAAATTGGACTTTAGCCAGGTGAAGGCGGTGAATCTAATGTATATGTGATAGGTATAGGCGACGATACTAGTCCTACTAATGAAAATGTATATTCTGCAGCTAGAACAATTGAAGATTGGGTATCATCCAAAAATGATGATGTTGTTGAAGGAAGTTTGACATTCAATAAAGGGAAAACTATATACATCGATAATATTCAATCTAGAAATGCATCTGAAGGTACTGATTTAGGTAGCGGTTTTATATGTAAAATAAAATCTAGCGGTAAATCTTACATAGAGGTGGATGATTTGGCTGTTAGAGGTGCAGCCATGTTTAATACTCTAGAAATCAAAAAAATTACATCTATTGGTGGAAATTTAGTTATCTCCCCAGCAAGTAATAACATAATTCGTGTAGAAGAGACTACACAGTTATATGAAGATGAATATCAATCTGTATATCGTTGTTATTTTAAAAATAAAGATGAAAAAGATGGTGGTAATACAGAATAGATTAAAACTGATTTTCAAGCTGGAGACTTAGCTAAAATACAACAATTCAATGTTGCTGAAGGAGTAAACGAAGGGGCTAAAAATAGATATTATTGGGGTAAAGTATTAGGCGTTGGAGAAGATTATATAGATTTATCAAAAACTGATGTAGATCCTAGTACAAATACACAACCTGTAGAGGGAGATACATTAATATAGTATGGTAATAAGAATGATGTAAAAAGATAGAATATTATATCTTTAACTACTTACGCTGATAATGCTCCTGCAATACAAATGTATCAAGGAATAAATAATTATAGTACCGACGGAAAAGCAATTATAGAAATGGCTTACGATACTACTCAATCATAGCAACAAGCATATATGAATGTGTATGGTAGAATGTATGTAGGTACTAAAGATAAATCAACATCATATGTAAAATATGATCCTACTGAAGATGGCGGTAAAGGATTATTAACAGTAAAAGCTAAACTTATAGTAGAATCAGATGATGGTGATGTTACTTTGATAGAAGGTGGTAAAATAAAAACTAATCTGATTGACGTAGATAAAGTTATAGCTGATATTGGTATATGGACAAATCAGATATAGGTGGGTAACAATTTTACAGTAACTTCAGATGGAACAATGACTGCAAAGAATGCAAATATAACAGGAGTTGTTAATGCAACATCTGGTACATTTTATAATGTAACAATTAATTCTGGTAATATAGGAGCGTTTAATATATCTGGTAGTTTAAGTTCTGGTTCAAATGGATCTGGTAATTATATGCGATTATCATCATCCAGTTTATATTTTAGATCAAATATAGGTAATAGAGATATACGTGCTAGTTTTGGAGCAGACGGCTCAGGAGTATTACCAGGTAGTTTAGGAATGTCTATGCCTATAGGTATATATAGAAATATATCTAACTCTTCAGCTACTTGGAATGAAAACGTTGGATTGTTTATATCTTGTAATGGAGGACGTAAATATAGCAATGTTGCTTATAGTGGTAATATAGCTATAAACATAGAATCTGGTTTTATACGAGGATTACGATTTAACGTAAAGACAACATATAATTTACAAAGTGGTGAAAAAGATAGTGAAGGATATTATAATATGACCGATGCTGATACTTTTGTATACGTAACAAGTAATTCAATAACTGGTGTAAATCTTCCAACTAATCCTCAAGAAGGACAAATGTATATTGTGAGAAAAGGTAATTATCACGGTGTGATATATGTCAGAGCAAAAGGAAATACTACAATATGTATTAATGAAGGAGCTAGCGACGGTGATTTTGCTACATAGGTACAATTTGGTGGTAGAGAGGCTGGATTTTTTGTTTATAGTGAAGTATTAACGCAAGGTTCTGGTAAAAAAGGAATATGGTATTTTAATTACTTTGGTTAAAAATTAAGAAACGATGAAAATAAATTTTAAACAGTTAATGATGACAGATCTTGAAGGTAATAAATTACCTTTAGATTGTTCTAAGCAAGTAGCTAATTTTATTTATAGCGAAACACAAAATCTTGAAGATTTAATTTTAGCTCAAGATATTTATAAAAACGGTGAAGTTGAATTAACAGATGAACAGATTGAAAGAATAAAAGATATTCTTAAGAAAGGTTTTAAAGCATTTGTTCAAAAGGCATTTGAAGATACTGTTAATGAAAATAAACCAACAGCAGAAGAAATAAAAGAATAATATTATGGAAAGAGACGAATTAATTAAAGAAGTTAAAAAGTATTTTTAGTTGAAAGAATTAGTTTGTCCTCATTGTGTTAATACTTTTGGAGATAATGCTTGGTAGTTCATTTCAACTGAACTACTGAGCATTATTTATACATTACGTACTCAAATAATCAAAAAACCAATGATTATTAATTCTTATGATAATAATCTAACACAAAGAGGATTAAGATGTAATATATGTTAGTTATGCAAAGATAAAACTAATTCTAATAAGGTATATGTAAGCTCGCACTCATTAGGAAAAGCTATTGACTTTACTGTTAATGATATGTCTGCAGAAGAAGTGAAAAATCTTATACGTTCTAATATTGATAAATTTGAATATCCGATAAGATTGGAACGAGATGTAACTTGGGTTCACGTTGATGCTTATACTACGGATAATAAAACAAAATTAGTAGAATTTAACGGTTAATAATATGGTAATAGGTAGAATTAGATTTTTAGCTTCAACAATCGCTCCAAAACCAGAAGAAATAGAATATTGGATTGATTTAAGTGAAGACAGATACGGTTGTGTAATAAAATGCTATAATGGCGTTGAATGGGAAAGAATCGATTAGCGTACTTATGACGAAATCATTAGTTTTAAGCATAAGTTAGATGAACTACTTATAGAAATACAAGAATGTGAAAATGATTTATTACAACATAAAGAAGATTTTGAAGAATACAAGAATGAAACAAATTCTAGTTTAAATACAATAAACGAATAGATAGAAAATATTAATGCTAGTCTAGAGACATTACTTGGTGAAAGTGCTTCAGAATTTATTGACAAATATAATGAAATTTTAAATTTCTTAACTGGTTATGAGGATACTGATACATTACAATCTATTCTATCTGATTTAAAAAATAAGATAAGTTAGAATATAACTGAAATAGAAAGTAATTTAACATCGCATATAAATAATAAAAACAATCCTCATAATGTTACAAAACAACAAGTAGGTCTTTCTAATGTAACAAATGACGCTCAAGTAAAACGTTCAGAAATGGGTACTGCAAACGGTATAGCCACGCTGAATGAACAAGGATTAATACCTTCTAATCAATTACCATCGTATGTAGATGATGTAATAGATTGTTATGCTACGTATTCTAAAGAAGAAGATGGTACTTTATCTAATATCAAATTATATTCTGATGCGGAACATCAAAATGCGATAACTGGAGAATCTGGAAAGATTTATGTTGATATTACTGGTAGTGATAGTGCGTATCAATTTAGATGGACTGGTACACAATTTACTGTTGTAGGAGCTCCTACAGTTATTGGAGAAGTAACAGGTACTGCCTTTGATGGTGCTAGAGGTAAAGCTTTGGAAAATAAAACTGATTCTCATATTGGAAATACTTTAAATCCACATAATGTAACTAAAGCTTAGATAGGTTTAGAAAATGTTGATAATACATCAGATATCAATAAACCAATATCTAATGTGGTACAAATTGCTTTAGATAATAAACAAAATACACTTGTAAGTGGTACTAATATTAAGACCATAAATGGTTAGTCGATTTTAGGTGAAGGAGATTTAACCATATCTGGTAGTAGTAATGTTGGTGAAGTAGACCCAAATTCTAACGGAACAGGAGAAATATTTAATAATTATGATAACAATTATGCTACAGGAATCTATTCACATGCTGAAAATTATCATACTTCTGCATCAGGTAATAAATCTCACGCAGAAGGTGATAGTACGGTAGCAAGTGGGGCTAGATCACACGTAGAAGGTTATTTGACCCAAGCAATAGGTGAATGTTCACACGCAGAAGGTAAAGTTGATTTAAAAGTAGAAGCTCCATTTTTTTTAAGAACTCGCAAGTTAAAAATATGTAGTTATAATAGTTATTGTGTTCAATATATATTTGATTCTACGGAATCTCAATTTGTATTATCAGCAGGAGAGTTATTTAAATGTAACGACGTTATATACAAAGTAACAAAGGTAGATCATGTTGATAGACTTTTTTCTACTTCTCCAAATATTGCAGATAATATAGAAATATCTGATAGTCATATCACTCCAACAGAAATAACAATAGAACCTGTAACAAAACTTGGAGCAGCTATTGGTATTGCATCTCATCACGAAGGTACAAATAACTGTGCTTATGGTGTGAATTCTCATACAGGTGGTAATGGATGTTAGGCTACAGGTAATAATTCGTTTGTTCACGGAGAAAATCTAATTGCTGGTGATGGGCAAACAGTATTTGGAAAATATAATTTATATGAAGAAGATGCTTTATTTCAAATAGGTTACGGTAGTGATTGGTATAAAGGAAGAATGAATGCTTTATCAGTGAGCAATGATGGAGTAACAACCGCTAATCATATTAAGACATATAGTATTACAGTTTCTGATAAGTTAATATCGGGTAATAATATTACTATTGGTATTTATACTACAAATAGTATAGATAATGCGTCCGAAGGATTAATTATTACTTCTCGTGGTCATAATAAAATTACTAATAACCATCAATCTGGAACAGTTAATTATTTAATTATTGGTGAATTCAATAATGTTTCTGGTAAAAATTCTATAACCGTTGGTGACTATAACAATCTAAATGAAAATTATAGTAATAATTCAATTTGTGTTGGTTTATATAATACTATACACGAAAGTCAATCTATTGCAGTAGGCTATAATTGTACATCTTACGGTAATGCTACAGTAGCATTTGGTGGCGGCGGAATAATTTTAAGTATAGATTATCCTAATAGTTCCAAATCATTATTACAATTATATGAATCTACTTATAATTAGTAGAACGATTCAATACATGTTGCTTTTGCAAAACAATCTATGGTAACTGGTAAAAACAACCTTGCTTTAGGTTTATAGAGCATGTCTAATGGACAAGGTAACGTTGCTAAAAATGATTAGGAATTTGTAGTAGGTTCATTTAATGATTATTCATCGGATACTAATAATTTGTTTGTTGTTGGTAATGGAACAAGTCATACTTCAAGAAGCAATGCGTTTGTAGTAACTAGAGATGGGGTACAAAATTCATCTGATATTAATTTAAAAGATAATATAATTGATTTAAAACCAAAAGGAGAATTAAGGTTAGTAGAATTTGATTGGAAAAATACAGGAAGACATTCTTATGGTTTTATTGCACAAGAAGTGGAATAGATATATCCTGAAATGGTATCTGATAATGGATAGCACAAAATGCTTAATTACAATGAAGCAATATGTGCAAAAATAGCAGAACTATAGAATCGAATTGTAGAACTTGAAAAATTAATATAGAAATGAAATCAATATTTACAAGACCTTTATTCGTAAATCCACAAGCATACTTAACTATACCTGAATTATCATATATACAAATGGCTACACCATTTGATTTTACTGAAGATTCATATAGTTTTAAAGTTAATACTACTGGTAGAATAGAAGGTAAATTATTAAAAACTAGTAATGATTATATATTACATCTTGATTTGTATTCTATAGATGGTAACTGTGTATTAGGAGAATTTTATCTAAATTCAGACAATAATATTAATCCTGATACATTTGAATTAAATCAGTCAGGAGATAAAGTTACAATATTATTTGAAACTTCTCCAATCGAATAGTATTTAAAATTAGATATAGGTAAACTAAACATTGATAAAATAAGATAATATGGCAATAAATAAATTAAATAAAACTTTCATTTCAGAACAAGTATTACAAGCTACTGAAATGAATCAGATAAGTCAGAAGATTGACGAACTAGTCGATGGGGTTAACACAAATGCAGATAATATTCCCGATGTAGGATAGTTAGCAACTAAAACAGAATTATCTTCAAAAGCTGATAAAGTATCTGTAGAAAATGTATCAGAGAATACAAAGGAATTACAACCGAATGAATATTACATCTTCGGTGAGATGGAAACACTCACTTTGACTTTAGCAGCAGGAGAAGAAAATAAATTGTATGAATATATGTTTGAATTTACTTCTGGAACAACTCCTACTACTTTGACACTACCTGAAAGCGTAAAGTGGATAGGTAGCAATACCATTGAAGCAAGCAAGACCTATCAAGTATCTATCGTAAACAATATAGCTGTATTGGGAGGGGCTTGATATGAGTATGTACAGACGAAGGCTTATGATAGCCAATGCTCTAAAAAGGAGTGACGGAAATATAAATTACCCAGGGCTTATTGCCGCTTGGTCAGCAAAAGGCAAGACTAATGATGATAAAGATAAAGCAATACTTAAAGATTTGACTGGTAATGGACATGATATAACACTTAATGGTTTTTCTTTTTCAGAAATGAGCGGATATGGTGGATATAATTATGGGAAAGGCAAATGGGAATTAAGAACAATGAATGCTTATGAAGTCTATTTTTTTAATACGACTCCAATAAATGGTAATTTGACCTTTAATATATCTGGGATAACTGACTTTTACACAAAAACAGGTAATTATGTTCAAATTAGATACCATAGAAAAGATGGGGGTATAAAGCAATACATAGAAATCAAGGAAGATGGGTTCTATGATATAGACCCCACAACATCAACTACTTCTGTGGGAATAAGCATGCGTTCAGCAGGAACTGATACTACTGATGCCCCTTGTAATATTGTATTAGAAATGATACCCAATTATCCAGATGCTCTTGTATTTGACGGAGTTGATGATTATGGTGTTAATCGTAGTGCCCCTTCTTTATCCGATTATACTATTATAGTAAAAAAGAAAGCACTTAATAATAACGGAGTAGTTTGTGCAACCATTGGTAATTTCGGTGAAGTTGCATTTGTTATTAGCGATAAATTTAATAGGGACAATGGAATGGTTTTTGCTAATAGTTTTTCTTGTGAAACTTCGGTTAAATGGGTAGATAACATCAGTTATCAAACTAAAAATTCTTATAATGGGAAAACTATATCAGTAGGGAAAATTGTTACAACACATGGGTTTAGTATTTCCATGTATGGGGGGAAATATTGGAAAGGAGCTTTCTACTCCGCCTACCTCTTCGACCGCAGCTTAGACGAACAAGAGATAAAATCATTTATCCGTAAATACATTGACCCTGAATATCTTCTTCCGTCTGAGATTCCTACTCCTGATTGTTATTATGATTTCAGTAAAGGTTCTAATGATGATGAAACAAGAGATACTATAAAAGATTATAGTGGTAATGGTAATGATGAAGAATACGTAAAGAATATTGATGAATTTAATGTTCTTACGAGATATGAGTTTGATAGTCCAGAATTTACAGAATTAATGAATAGTGAAGAATGGACTCATGGAGAAGATTATGTTCAGCCTAATGAAGATTATGCTAAAGTTAAAGCTATGCAGATTCTTACTGCTGAAACTAAAGCTAATATTAATGCAATGACTTTAAGTAACAATGAAGCATTGGAAGTTAAAGAATTCTATCCAGAATGGTCAGCTGATTCAGTAGAAGTAAAACAAGGAGAAAGATACCAATACGATAATCTGTTATGGGAAGTAGTTCAAAATCATACTACTCAAAAGTTATGGAAACCAAGTCTTGAAACAGCAAGTCTTTGGAAAGTAGTTGATGAAGAACATACTGGAACACAAGAAGACCCAATTCCTTATAATCCCCCTATGGAGATATTTGAAGGTAAGTATTACACACATAATAAAGTAATGTATAAATGTACAAGAAACAGTGGTATTCCTTTATCGCATGATTTAAGTGCATTAGTTGGAACATATGTTGAAACGGTATAAGTATGATAAATAAGATTTTTAATTATTTTGGCTTTGATGGATTAAAACATATTATTTGTTCCAATCTGTTAGTATCTTTATTGCAATTAATATTACCTTTGTGGATAGCAATAATTATAACAGTAGTTATCGGAATCGGTAAAGAACTTATATACGATAAGTTGATGAAAAAAGGTACTTGTGATAAAAAAGATATTATTTCTAATTTAATTGGTATTAGTTTAGGATGTTTATAAAAATATTGATATGGTAAATTTTATAGAAAGTAAAACAGCTCCAAATCCAACACAATATAAATATTGGGTTGATTTAACAGAGAATCATTATGGTGGTTCTATTAAATATTTTAATGGTTCTTCTTGGGTAAAAGTAAGTGATGAGAGTGGTGATTTGACAGCTATTAAGAATTCTCTCAATAACAAAGTAGATAAAGTAAGTGGTAAGCAGTTGTCAACAAATGATTACACTACTACTGAAAAACAGAAATTAGCAGGTATCGCAAACAATGCTAATAACTATTCTCATCCAACTAGTGCTGGTAATAAACATATACCTGCTGGCGGTAGTGCAAATCAAATTTTGATTTGGAAAGCAAACGGCGAAGCACAATGGTCTAATGCTCCAAGTGCAACAGTTAGTAAAGCAACAGCAGATGCTTTGGGTGGTATAAAAGTTGGTTATACTACATCGGGTAAGAATTACGCAGTACAGTTGGATAGTAATGATAAAGCTTTTGTAAATGTTAACTGGTCAGATACTAAAGTAACAGTAAATAATACCTTAACTTCTGACTCTACTGCTGAAGCTTTATCTGCTGCTCAAGGTAAACAGTTGAAAGCTTTGATTGATGCTTTAACGGCTAGAGTAGAAGCTTTGGAAACACCTGCTGCGTGATTTTAAAACAGATATTACACATATAGTATGCTGCAATCGATATTAGAACATATTATACTGCGTACGTTATAACAGTATATTAGCATTAATATTTTTCAGGTTATATCAAATAAATCCATGTAGAACTCAATGGAATAGATTGTGTTGTTTTTAAAAAGATTCGGTAATGACGGTTATTAGGCATTAATAGGATTAATATCTGGTTTTACTGCTATCTTTACTCCGGCTGTACCTATAATGATAACTGCGTTCTGCTTTATATTTGCAGATACGTATTATGGTTATAAGGTTTCCAAACAATATGGACATAAGTTAGAATCTAATAAATTATGGAAAACTATATATAAACTAAGAGATTGTTTTATATTAATATCGTTAGGATTATTATTAGATAAATATATCTTACTGACTTATGAAAACCTAACGGCAGTAAAAATAGCGGCAGGATCAATATGTGCTGCTGAAGGATTATCATTAATGGAATCATTTAGAGCGTTACATCCAAATGCATTATTATCAAAAATCTTAGCAAAAATAATAAAGTCTAAAGCTGAAAAATATTTAGACGTGGACCTATCAGATGTTGTAGATATAAAATAACAAATTATGATTTTGACAACTATTTTCGGTTGGTTCTGGAAAAATATCAAAGTTGTGGCAGTAATTATCATATCGATATTTGCTGCCATAATTTTTTATTAGGGTAAACAAATTAAAGAAAAGAACCGTTAGATAGACCGAATAACAAATAATACCCTATTCTATTAGGAACAATTATCGGATAAAGATAAAGAAATTAGAACTCTAAACTTAACAATAGATGAGTTCAAGAATACTAATGATAGTATAATTTAGAATATTGTAAATATTCAAGAAGAATTAAAAATCAAAGATAAAGAGCTAAAGCAAGCTCAATCGCAGAATCAAGAAATAAATATAGATACAACAATCGTTGTAGGTGATAAAGATTTTGAAAAAGAAATTAAACCTAATGAATTAACCTCCTTAATCATTATTAAAAAGGATTCAATCCTTACTGCAAAAATTAGTATACAAAATACTCAAACGCTTTTTATATCAAATAAAAGAGAATATAAGAATCAATATAAAAATTGGTTTAGGCGTTTGATACACTTTGATTTTAAGAAAAGAGACGTATATAAATATCAAATACATAATAGCAATCCTCTCATAGAAGTAAAAGAAACGAGATTGATAACTATAGACAATAAATAATATAAATCAATTATATGAAAGATAAAAGAAAGTTTGAACGTCATGAACGTATGTACGGTCCTCATTTTACTGAAGAATGCGCAATGAAAGTTGTAGCTAAGATGGAGAATGAGGATGGTACTACAGGACAGCATTGGACTATTAATGATACTACTACTGTAGCAAATCAATATGGTATATCTTTCAATCCTCGTAAATATAATAAATATGACTGGTATGTAGCGATGAATATGGTTTATTCAGACTACTATAAGTTTATAACAAATACTTTACATTCTAATAACATTAAATACTTTGTTGACTTAGCTAAAGCATGGTTGGAAGATAAAGATATTGATGAAGGAAAGATGTGGTATTATTATAAGTACGTTATGTGCGATTTATATCGTGATGACGAAGAGGATGATGAAGAATATTATAATGAATATGAATATTCTCCAAGACAAAGATATTCTATGAATCATAGACCTCGTTATAGCAGATATGAATATGACGATGATTATGATGAAAAAGAATATGAATATCGTAAAAGTCCTATGCGTGAAAGACTTGGTTCAAAATATTAATCAATAAATAAATTAATCAATAATAATTATGATAGACGATAGAATTTATATCGACCGTGGTATTGATACTGGTACCGCAGCATTACTTAGTAATAACATGAACAGCCCACTTACTGCTATGGCAATGATGAATGGTGGAATGGGTATGAACCAATGGATGAATAATCCGTTTATATATCTTATCTTCTTAGCATTGTTTGGAAGAGGATTTGGGTTTGGAAATAATGGAAATTGTGCAGAGAATGCACAAATCGCTGCATTGGCATCACAAATGTCAGATAACCAGAATTCTAATTTGATTATGGATGGCATTAAAGGTAATGCTTCCGCTGTTAGTACTTTAGCAGCTAATCTTAACTGTGATTTTAATACTTTAAATGCTGCTATATGCAATGTTCAGTCTGCCATATAGAATGTAGCTGCTCAAACTGGATTCAGTGCTGAAAGAGTTATTAATGCTATCAATACTGGTGATTGTGGTATTATTACTGCTGTAAAAGACTGTTGCTGCAATACTCAGCAATCTATTTTAAAGATGGGTTATGAACAGCAGTTAGCTACGTGTAACCAAACTAATACTCTTACTAATGAAATGACAAGAGGATTTAGTGGTTTGAATTATGCACTGTCTACTGGTTTCTCTCAGGTTGGTTATGCTAATGCACAGCAAACTTGTGATTTACTGAATGCTAGTAACAATAACACTCAGAGAATTATAGATACTTTGAATAGTCATTGGAATGCTGAATTATAGCAGAAATATAATGACGCACGTCTTGAATTATCACAGAAAGCTCAAAATGAATATCTGATATCTCAATTGAAGACTACAACGACTACAGGTGGTGCAGCTGCCTGATAATATATAAAAAAGGGGGTTAAGCCCCCTTTATTTTTAATAATGATGATTATGGAATTTAAAGATTTAAAAATTGGAGATTCTGTCTATATACTTGAAAATACTGGAACATTCCGAAAGACCACAACCTATAACGTAGGTTAGGTTATTAGTGTATCTGCTCCATATGATGATAATACTATGAACAATTAGTATTTATCCTAGATGCTAAAGAAGAAATTAGTTGATGTGAATATAAGTTGTGAAGGTATATAGAAGAAGATAAGTGTTGGTGCTGATAAAACAATTATAACTGATTCTACTATTGGTCTTACTATTTCTACTGATAAACAACAGTTAATATCATTAGTTGATACGCAATATAAAGAATGTCAGGCTAAGATTGAATCCATATAGAAATATAGAGAAGAGATGGATAAATGCAAAGCAATACTTAATCAACTAAAAGATGAACATAAAATAATAAAAGATGAATCAGTTCAAACTGATTTAATAAGGGTTAGCTAAGCTAATCCTTTTTTTTATGTCTGTTCAATTATAAAACGCTATTGATAATTTGTTCTAGTGTATTACGATTATATTATAATGTTACGAAATACTATAAAATACGTTTATATTTAAAATTAACACACAAATGATATGACACTGAATGAATGTATAGATGATATATTATTAGAAGCTAGAAATAATCAGATTGGGGAATCTGAAAAATTAAGCCGATTGTAGATCGCTCTATGGATTAACACTTATAGAGCCATGCTTATTAAATAGGATATAGATAAAGGCAGAACTATAAATCCATTATATACTTAGTATATTGAAATGGATATTAATAAAATCAATGAGAACGGTAACTGCGTTTATAAAAGTGATAAAAAGTTACCAGCTCTTATTGATTTTAATTATAGTACCGGAGTAGTATCCATTAAAGATGTGTTTGGGAATCTTATTCAGATTGGTAGTGAAACTAAAATGAAATATTAGAGGTATCGTAAATTTACATGTAGTCATTATATTGCATATATAAAAGATGATTATGTTTATGTACAAGGAGGACCAAATTTAATAGAGAAAATACAAGTTCAAGTAATAGCAGAAGATCCTACTGAATTAGAAGAATGCTACAATCCTGATACAGATCAATATCCGATACCTGCAGCAATGTGGTCTACAATAAAACAATTAATATTTGATAGAGATTTGAATGTAATGAGAACATCTCCTTCAGATACTACAAATGATAGTAATGATGATAATCAAAATATAAACGCTAAACAATGAATTAGAAAGTAAAGAATGCTGATAAAACAAAATCTTATACTATTTCAGCTTTCTACAATTCATACTTAGACGATATAGAATAGGATACTATATATGATATATCTTATTCTTTATATCGAAAGATAATAACTGATTATTTTTAGTATCTTAGAGATGAATTGATTGAACGCGGTAAATGTGTAAGATTACCATACAGAATGGGTTCTGTATAGATTATTAAAAATAAACCAAAGTATTATGATAAACGTAGTCTTAGAATAGATTATTAGTCAACAAAATAGTATAACAAATTAATATTTTTTACAAACGAACATAGTGATTTCTACAAATATAGAATGTACTATAATAAGTAGGATATGCTGGTTCCAAATAAAACAAAACATTAGTTGGTACTAACTAGAGCAAATAAAAGAAGATTAGCTACTATAATTAAAAATAAGATTACAGATTACGAAGAAAAATATTAATTATGATAAATAGATTTGTTTCCTCTAAGGCTGTAATTGCAAAAGTAATAGCAGACTTAGATTTAGATGAAAATGATATAAAGATAACCGATATATCACAATGGATAGGTGAAGCTATGCAAAAGATAGGTGCTGTTACTCAATTAGATCACAAAGTACAAATATTAAAAATAAAAGATTATTAGGTAGCATTACCTTGTGATTTAGAAAAGATAGATTTTATAGCTTACTCTAATTGCAATTGTAACGGTTGGATACCTATGAAAAAATCAACAGGATTCTTTACTGTTCACGATAAAATAGACAATTGTGAAGAATGTAAGATGCTATTTTAGGATACAGTATTATTTCCTTTGGTAAAAAGTATGTTTAATATTAATACTGACGCTGAGGCTTTAGAGATTTTAAATAAAGAAGATAACTTACGTTGTACATTAAGTGCTTTATTAAATACAAATACAACTTGTAATATTACAGATAGTAATACAACTAATTTCAGTGTAACACCATAGTATATTATTAAACCAGGATATCTAATGAGTAATGTACGAAATGGTTATGTAAAGATATCATATTATGGTATATATACTGATGATGAAGGTATGCCTATGATACCTGATGAACCATCATACTTTGAAGCATTGTATTGGTATGTAGCTATGAAATTATTATACATAGAATATTTTACTGGTAGAAAATCTCAAGGATTATATTACGATGCAAAGAATTCATGGAATTTCTATCGTAAACAAGCATATGCTGAAGCAATGATGCCTGACCAAAATGATTTAATAAACATTAGTAAAACATGGCATACTATTGTTCCGGAGATAGATAGTTATGATACTTTCTTAAGCACTACTGGAGATAGTTAGGTAATTAAAAATTAGAATTCGATATGGAAATAAATTCACACAAAAATACATTTGAAGGCGGTATGGATATGGATACAGATGTATCTTATGCTGCAAATAATACGTATCGATATGCTCAAAATATTAGATTGGTTACTAATACTAATGGTACAAACGGTGTTTTACAAAACATAGATTATATTAAGAAATACGAAAAAATAGATGCTTTAAAAACACAAAAGATTTTAAATGCTATTGCTGTTCAATATCCTTATCATGATGAAACTCTGTAGAATACTGCTATATTACTTACTTAGGATAAGTATAGTAATGCTATTAATAGTATATATTTGGTAAGTGATTTTGATAAATCACAATTATCTTGTAGATGCGTAATGAAGATATTATGGCATATAACAGCGGATATGAATATTAGTATGATATACAATTATGAAACAAAAAGTGTATATAAGTTATATGTAAACGATTCTAGTTCTGGTTTAAAAATAATAAATCTTGCAGATTACAAAGAAGAATGGGGTGATAAAGAACCAATCCAAAATCCATCATATTTCGATAGTAATGCTTTAGCAACATTGATGCCGTTGTCTTTAGAGTCGTTTACTTCTGGTAATCTAAAATCTGGTGCATATTAGTATTTTTATAAACTGTATAACGATACTGGTATAGAATCTGCATTATCTGCCGGTTCTGAAATAATATACAATTACAAATATAATATATACAATTCAGCTGAAGCAGAAGGATACTCTGATGATTATAGTACATCAAATGGTATAGTATTAAGATTTATCGCTGATAATACGTAGTTTGATAAGATAAAAATATATCGAGTGTTTTGGAAAGATAATTTAAATGAACCAGAGATTTCTATAATACTACAAGATAGAATATCAAAAGGTAATTTAAATTATACTATAACAGATGCTTTAATGCAAAGCTTAACTACTGTTACTCAAGAAGAATTCAATGATATCATACCGTATATATTTAAAGCATAGATAATGACTTCTTTTAAAAACAGACTGTTCTTTGCAAATATAGAATCATCTGATTGGGATATACCTAAAGATTGGGATACTAGAAGTTTCAGATTTAATAAAAATCAATAGTGTTTATTATAGGATTCTAATGGTAATGGAACAACTTATTCATTTAGTTAGATAGATAGTATTCCATATGATGATGACGCTATAAATCCTATGAACGTATTAGATGTATATCCTTCCGGAGAAGATAATGAATATGCTTTTCAACAAGATGGTATTACTTATGGAGGTAGTGGTACAAACATTGATTTTGAAATTGTATATGGGGAAATATATGAATCACCACATATCACAGACTCTTATACTGCTGATGGTAAATTATACGATTCGTATAATGGAGCAGCTAACGTTACAGGGTCTTCAATATCGATAAAAAAATTAAAAACAAACGTAGGTGTAACATCTATATCGTTAAATGGTGATTAGTTATTAAGCTATGCTAATCCATACATCGCAGCTAAATTTCAATCATATCAACGTGATGAAGTATATAGATTTGGTATTGTTTTTTATAATAAAAATAATGTTACTACCCCAGTACATTGGATATGTGATATACGATTTCCATCTGGTGATACTGATGGTTGCGCTGCATTTGCAAATGATATAACTAATGTTAATTCTAAATATGAATTGATAGCTAGACCATTTGGTGTAAAATTCACTATTAAAAACTTTCCTGATGAAGCCGTTGCTGCTGAAATAGTAAGATGTGATAGAACTTATTCAGATAGAACTGTGGTTGCGCAGGGTATGTTAAATAATACAGTACATTTTAGAAACGTTGATTTTGATAATAGTGATGTTAATGCAGATATATCAAACGGTACCAATGACATTAGATCTCCTTATATACCGACGATGAGAGAATATCCTCAAGTTAGTAGAGAACATAAGATAACCGCAGTAATATTTCATGGTAAAGATGGATGGAATGTAAATAGAAATTTAAAAATATTTGCGTCTCCTGAAATATGCACGAACCATAAATCTGAAGTAATTGATAAAAGCTGTTATATATGTCCAGTTTATCAGTTAACATCAGATTTTAATTCTGGAAGTTTACGTAGATTCATGACTTAGGATATGTCATATTATAGTGAAGTATCTGATGTTATTGCTGGTTTATCGACCATGGGTACTATAAATACTGAAGATAAACCTATACTGGTAATAGGCAGCCATAACAATACTGGTATCATAGGTGGTGTAATGAAATATTTCTTACACGAATCAGCAAATAATTTATTTAAGAGTAACAAAGGAGTATCTAAAACATAGCAGTCTAATAATTTTATTGCAGATATAGGTAATACTAAAACAGCAAGAACTGATTTACCAAATCAAAATAATAGTGGTATACAAGCTTTTAAAGACGGTTATATTGATTCAATTGATGCTGGTAATTATACAAACACTATTGTTGCTTCTGGTTCTTTTGGCATAGCTGGTGTGAATCAATTAATAAATATGAAATCAGCAGATGTTAATGCTGATCATATACTATATAATGCTTTTTCAAAAACATTAAGTACAGATACTGATCCAAAAGTAGTAACTTTGTTATGTAATATTAAGAAAAGAGCTACACCTTACGGTGGTAACTCTTATTTATCCAGATCATCGAATAATTATATATCTTGTGGTGGATACATAAAAGAAAATGAAGCTGCGACAGGTAAAGTAATATTTGGTGGAGATGTATATCTTACAGTATTTAATTATATGCACGCATCTATGTTTTCTAAAAACGATTGGTAGGAAGAAGCAACCTGGTATAGACGCTACTTACAAGTATACTTACCTGTAGAATCTACTATAAATTGCTATGCTAGATGGGATGATTATTATTTAAAACATTCCACAGAACCAGAAGCGATAGAAGGGGAAACAAAAAACAGATGGTTTATGTTTACTAATCCTACTACGTTGAATGGTATTACTTATTCTTATCAGATGTATGCATATAATTCAGCTTATTCTGTATCTGATGGTGGTGTAAATTATAGTTCTGGTTCTACGAATGAAAATATTTCTACAAACGAAACCAATTATTACCGCATAAATTGTTCAGAACAAAAATCATTTGGAGAAGAAATAGATTCTTGGTCTAAAGCTAAGTTTGCTAATACATTGGATTTGGATGCTAAGTATGGTATTACTACTAGTTTAAATGTATTTAATAATAATTTATATGCTTTCCAACAAAATGCGTTTAATGTTTTATCTGTAGATGATAGATCACTTATAAGTGATTAGAGTGGAGCTCAATTAGTATTAGGTACCGGAGGAGTATTAAGTCGTTTTGATACAATAGTTTAGAATTATGGTGCGGGTATAGTAAATGATAAAAGTATTATATCTAGTTCACAAAGTATTTATTGGTATGATACTAATAAAAACGTTATATGCTCATACGGTAGTAATGGATTCCATATACTCTCAAAAGAGAAAAAGGTACAGACGTTCTTAAATTCATTAGCGTAGACTAGTAAAATAAATCTTACTTCTGTTTTTAATGATAAAACTAATGAATTATGGTTAAAAGCAAAAGGTAATTCATTGATATATAATGAACAATCTGATTGTTTTACATCATTTTATTCACATATTCCTGATTGGGGATTACGGTTTTATGATAGATTAATAACTATACGAGGTACTAATTTTTATAAAAATGATTCATTTGGTGAAGAAGCTGATGTAGAAGATTTAATTGCTAAAGTGACATTTGCAGTTAATCCTAATCCTGAATATACAAAAGTGTTTGATAATCAATGGTTGTCTGGTAATATAGAAGATCCGAATAATTCTTATCCACAAGTTATTACTTCTGTAAAATGTCACACTAAAACTTAGGACAGTTTTGAAATAAATTATAATAATATAGAATGTAGAGAAGATACTTATCGTTTTCCTATACCTAGACAAGATAGAGGGGATTTAGGAAGTTCCGATGAGTCAGAACAAGATATATTAAACAGATCTTTTTCACCAAGAATGAGAGGTAAATATATGCTGTGTGAATATACTTTTGATTGTAATGATGATAAAAAAATTGAAATACCTTTAATAAAAACAACATTTAGATAGTCCATGTTATGAAAAGAATAAGAAAAAATAAAAATATAGATTCATATTTTTTAGGAGGATTAATTGATAAAGCTACTGGTCAATTAAATAAATTAGGAAATGCAGTAGGTGCAGGATTAGATTTAGGTACAGGATTAATTCCTTCTAGTGGTAATGCTAAAACTGATGCTATTACTGGTGGTATTGCTACTGGATTAGAAACAGTAGGTAGCGCCTTTGGTCCAATTGGTAGCGTAGTTGGTAAAGCTGCAGGTATGTTAACAAAAGGTATAGGTGCCATGGTTGGTACATCTGATTCTGTCAATACTGATACTGGTGAATATATCGAAGGTAAAGGTATTAAAGGCAGACGTAGTAGAAATAGAGTTAGAGCTCAATGGAGAAGAGTAAATCAAGGTATTGCTGACGCTAACGCTACTGCTGCAGCTCAAGAAGAATGGGCTAATGAATATGGTGACAATGATTATTCTTTAGCTGCTTACGGAGGTATATTACCTACTACTCTTGCATATCTAGATGATGGAGAATTATTGAGAACTCCAGATGGAGAAATAAGCCAAATTCCTGAACAAGGAAAGCCTACAGATAGTAATTTAGTTAATGTTCCTGTTGGAACTTAGGTATTAAGTGATAAATTAAAAGTTCCAGGAACTAATGAAACTTTTGCACAAGCTGGTAAAAAGTATATGAAAACAGGTAAGAAAAAAGGAAACGATATTTATGCGCAGAATACACAAATGCTAAATGATCGTAATAATTAGAAAAAATATAATGAATTGCTTGCTTTACAAGAACAAGTAAAAGCTAAAAGAGGAATAAAGAATAAAGTTGGTAAATATGCAACGGGTACACTAGGATTACCAGAACCTGTTACTAGTGCCGATGATAGAGATGAAATGAATGAATTATTTATTAGAGTTAATCCTAATTATAATCCAAATATACGTCATGACAGAAATCGTGCTACAACTTCTTGGTACAAAAGTGCTGATAAAAACGCATATAAACAAGCAGGCGAATCTGTACGTACATTCTTAAAGAACAAAGATAATTATGATAATGCTTATAAAGTATTAAGTGGTTTACCACAAATTTAGAAAAATTTAAAAGCAGGTATGTCATTTGAAGATGCTGTAGTTAAGAATGTTCAGGATGGTCTGTATGGACAAGTACATGATTACTTTGACATATCTTCTACTCCTTTTACGGATGAAGCAAATAGTGCTGCTCCAGTACGTTCTAGAAGTTCATTTTCACATAATATTGAAGTACCTATTAGTGGATAGAATTACAGTGTATAGAATAAAATAGGCGACCATAATTTCACAAATAATTATATTTATACTGGTCCTGGGAAAATAAATATTCCTAAGAGAAATACTAATCCTAATAATGGTAATGATAGATCGTATGGATCATTATTTGATATATTAACTAATGGCGCTGCATTAATAGGACCAATGGCTAACATTTATAATAGTGATCCTGAAAAAGCAAGAGTATTCACTTATTCTCCACATTTTGCTCCAGTAGATTATGATATTAGTCCAATATTGCGAGAAATAGATATGACCAACGCTATTGCAAGATATAATGCTAATTAGGCAGGTGGGTTTGGTAGAAGTGCTAATTTGGCACAAGCCGTACAATCACAAGTTGCTAGAAACAGAGCTATCGCTCAAGCATATAATCAGAAGAATAATATTGAAAATGAAAGAAAAGCTAGAAACATTGGTATATATAACGATTGGGCTAGATATAATACTGAAGCATTCCATAGAGGATATGAAGAAGATGCTCAAAATAGAGCAGCGGCTAGAACCATTCGTAATACTGGTCTCAGTCAACTTGGTACAGCTTTGCAATCAATGTCCCGTGATAATCGTTTAAATAATCGAGATCAAGCGATGTTGGAGTATATGAAAGAATTTTTCAATTACGGTTCTACACAAGATACCGTAAATAAATTATATAGAAATTTTAGATGATATGGCAGTAAATAGATTTGATAAACCTGTAGAAAGTTAGTACGTAAGTCAATACGTACCAATACCTTTTGAACAATTGTATAAAATAGGTAAAGAGTATAACGATAGAGTTGACTAGGCGATACAAGATATAGCAGATTATAATAAAGAATGGAAATCTTTTGATTCTCCTATTAAAAAAGATGTTGAAGATTACTATAGAATTGCTATGAATCCGCAAATAAAAAGTCTAATTGATTCTGCTGTAAGTAATCCAGATAATTTAAAAACATTTGATTTTAAACGTTAGTTATAGAATGCTATAAATTCGGTAGATTACAGTTCTTTGAATAAATTAAAAGCTTCTGCTACAAATGCATACAACTATATTAACGCTGCTAAAGAATTAGCTAAAAAAGGGCAATATAATAAAAATTGGGATCTTATAGATTTTAATAAATATTCTACCTTAGAAAGCGGAAAAGTATTTGATGAAGTCTCTCCTATTCAATATCAATCGTTATAGTCAATTATCGATCCTTATGTAAAAAATATTGAAGAAACTTTTTATAGAGGAGTTGATCCAAATTCTGGACAACATTTATCTTATACTAATTGGATGGCGGTAACAGAAAAGGATATTCGTGATATAATTAATAGTAGATATAACGATATTATTAGTACACCTCAAGGCAGAATGTGGTTTAGAGATATTGCTAATAATGTTTTAAGCGTAAATCCAAATGCTACTTCCGTAGATATAGATAATGCTTTTTCAAGAGCATTAGTAGATGCTTCTAGACAATATATACATTCTAAACCCATTCAAGATAGATTGGGTTTTGAAATGTGGAAATATAATCAAGAACATCCTGAGCAAACTCCTAATTCTAATAAATCTCTTACTCAAAAAATAGAAGAACGTGGTAGAGACTTGTATTCAAATATGCAAGGAATGTTGTTTAATATGATACTTAAACCAGAAGATTTACAAACGGTTAACCGATTAGAAGAATAGTATAGATCTGCTGAGAAAAACAAAGACTCTGCTAAAATGAAGGAAATAGCAAAGCAATATAAAGATATAACAAGAAAATATGGTTTAAAAGATTATTTAAACACTATTATTACTAATGGAGCAAAAGATGGATATGTTACAGGTAAATAGTTACGTAAAAATATTAATTTCGCAGCAGAATCGTTAATAATGCCTTATGTTGGTGATAGAGAGGTTAAAACGGTATTACAAGCTATGCCTAATAGTTTTAAAAACGATAACAATTTCGGATTAGGAATTACAGTATCGAACATTGGTGATTACGATTTACTTAGTGATTTAATATTGCGCATGAGTGGAAACAATTATACGGCAAACAGTCCTACAAAATATGTTAATGATTATATTAAAAGAAATCGTATACCGGCTGAAGTAATAGGTCTTAGAGGTTCTATTTCGATAGCATCAGGAAATATGAATGCTACACAATAGGCTATAAAAAGAGAATATTTATTACCAATGGTAAAAGATAATGATGGTAATCCTTATGATCCAAATGAAACGTCTCCTAGAAAATTGAAAGAATATTATGATAATCTTGATAAGTTGATGAGAAACGCTGGATTTAATAAAGTAACATCTCAACAATTGGAAAGAACAAATAAGAAACAAGATTTTAATGAGGATAATCCAGAAGGTAAAAATAAAGGTACTATAACACGTACTTATAAAGGTGGAGATGTTTACTACTCTACTGATTTTGTAAATAGTATACCTACTACTGGACAATCCGGATCTGATGATTTTAATAATTTTCACGATCAGTTAATTCTCAGTAGAAGTCAAGCTGGAGAAATGTATAACGTTAGACAAAAACAACAGCAAAATGCTGATTTTGATGATGAATATTATCAGTAATTTATATAATTATGAACGACAATACTTTATTTAAACAATACTTAGAAGAAAGTAAGCGATCTCTTATTAACTAGTATAAATATAATGAAAATACAGGAGAATATGAAATTCCTGCAGCTACTGGTTATAGAATTAAACAATATGTAGACAATGCTATTTCATCTTCAACTAGCAATGAATCATCTAATAATGATGATTATGTTCCTAGTGTAGAAGATAATTGGAGATAGGCAAATAAGAATCGTGCACAAGTAAGACTGAGTGAAGCTCAAAACAATTTGAGTTAGACTGAAGCAACGTGGCTTCCGCAGGTATAGACAGCTTTCGATTACGTATAGGCTGCAATGAATTACAAACAATTAAATTCACAAGATCTAACAAGATTAAATGACAATTAGATTACCGAAATAGAAACACTGAAATATAATCTGCTAAATAAAATAAACTAGCTAGAACCAATTGTTAAAGAATAGGCTAGAACTAATCCTTATTTACAAAATATATTTTATGAAACTAGTTTGGTAGATGCAATACGTAATAATGACGTTAATGCAGGAAGAGCTAGTATAGCTTCAACTTTAGTAGATTTGGATAATAGACGTTTAATAGATGATGTTAATCCATTAAATAATTTCCAACATCTTATTGAAAGAGGACCATCTGATCGTATAGATGCACTTAGTCAACAAGATTTCGATAATATGTGGAATAGAAAAATAGATTTAAACGATTTATCTAAACTGCAAAAACGTTATCAAGATGTAACCGACGCATTAGATGATGCTAAAACTAGTTATAATGCTAAATTATAGAAAGTTATAGAAAGAACTAATATTGTAAATAAAGGTAGTTGGTTATTTGATCCGACTAAAATAGATCCTAGAGCACAAGAGGCATATCAAAATAACGATATAAGTATATCAGATCCAAATAGTTGGTGGAAAGCTATACCTGAACTTGGATCAAGCTATGCAAATTTAGAAACAATGGCTGCGCAAATTGTAACAAATGCAGCAATAAGTAGATTAGCCGGTGCAGCATTAACTGTTGGAAGTGGTGGAACGTTAGCTCCACTATTACTTGGTGCTAGTGAATTTGGTATACAGTACGGACTAACAAAGATGGGTAGAGAAAAAGAAACCGCATCTGAAATGTTTGATAATTATCAGCAACGAGTTATTGAAGAAATACAAAGAGGAAACATCGATTATAGTTCCATACAAAATTATATAGATAATAATTTAGAGTCACTAGGTTTTGACGTAGAAAGTATGGACGACCAGCAAAAGTTTGGAGCAATGCTTAGCTCTGGTATAAATACTGGTAATGCTAATATAGACCAAATTATAGATGAATCTAGAAAAGGTTTAGATGTAGTTGAACAAACTAATAATGCATTAATGTTGTCAGATTTAATAGAAGCTGGTATGTATATGTATGGTGGTAGATACGTAAAAGACATAAGTAAATTAAACGCATCTAAATCTACTATAGCCGGTGATAGAATGGCATCTTCTATTCTGAATCGTAATGATGAAACATTAGGTCAATTATCAAACCATTCTCTTTATAATAGAGCAAAATAGATGTTAACTAATAAATTAGTTAACGCTGCAACTCTAGGTAGTAAAAATTAGATTAAAAAGAATTCTGCTAGACGTATAATAGAAAACGTTGGTAACTATACAAAAAAATCATTGGTTACTACTTACTTGGAAAGTAGAGAAGAAGGTCAACAATATTTAGTAGGTAAAGAATATGGTCAAGGTAAATACGACAATATCGAAAATTACGATTTATTGGACGGACTGGTAAATAGTTTCAGATTAGGTTTTGAGGCTAGAGCTGCATATTACGGATTACATACAGATGATGCTTTAAATACTGATCAGGAATTAAAAAAGAATATGGATGTAGGTGGATTTACTGGATTTGTATTAGGTACAGCTTACACCGCACCAAATATATATTCTGGAATAAGACAGCTTAATACTGATCGTAAATTACAAGAATTAGCTGCAAATGGATACGCTAATGCTGAAAATGATGAGAAAATATCTGCATTTTTAAGAGCTGCAAACAATAATAGTTCTTCATTAACCCGTATACATAATACTTTAGAACAATTACGTGCTAATAAACCAGAAGGTGTCACAGATAAAATGATTGATGCTGATAAGGAATTAGCTAGTAAAGTATGGACTTTGAATAGAGCAAATGTTACAAAAAACAATACGACTGATTTAAAAATAGATAAAAAATCAGATACGTATCGTAGATATATTAATAATGCTTTATTGTGGTCAGATAAAGAAAATGATTAGAGAAGTGCAACAGAAAAATCATTAGATGAATTAATAGCATTACAATAGGAAGTCCTTAATTATAAAGAAGGATAGAATGATGTATTAGATGCAGCGATAAATAAAATAAAGGAAGATTATATACGGGAATCTCAAATAAAATCTTTTGAAAATTATAAAGAAGGAAAAACTGCTGACGTTCAAACAGTAGAAAGTATATCTACTGAACAAATATTAAATGAAGCTCTCCGTTTTATTCTTATTGAAACGTTACATGATTTAAATAATCAGTTAGGTAGTAGAGAGCAGGATTTAAAAAGATTATTATCTGATAAAAAAATAGATGTAAATATTGAAAATATATCCGCTATAAAAAATTATATAGATAACATCTTTAAACAATTAAGTAAAGACAAGGTATATAAAGGATTAGAAGATGTAGCACAAGCTATACCTAATTACAGTGAACTTAGAGAAGCGATCGCAGCATCTCAAATAAATTCAGCAGTTTTAAATGATTTGGTTCAACACAAATCTGCTTATACAACTGGTTTTTATAATGGAGATATATCTTTAATTAAACCTGTTTGGAATAATCTTACTGAAGCTCAAAAATAGGAAATTATAGATTCTAAAGTACAAGAAGCTGTAAATAGTGGTAAACCTCAACCAAATAAAAAACAGATAATTTCTGATTATAATAACGAAATAAACGAATAGTGGGATAAAGATGACGAGTCTCCAAATAAAGAAAAGATTGCCCATAAACGTGCACTGTCTATTATACAACGAGATTTGTTACGCAGACAGCAATTAGAAAATATTGCTAAACAAGAATTATAGGAAAAAGGTTCAAACTCTATTGAAAATCCAAACATCGATGAAGTCGTTTCACAAACAGAAGGAAATGAAAAAACAGTAGCTAGTACAGAACCTACTGATACATCTGTATCAGAAAATGATAAGGTAATATCTACACCTACGCAAGATAATGAAGTAGATGAATAGTCAGAAATAGATAAATTGTAGAATCAGTTAAATGGTGGTAATTATACTCCTCCTATGGATAGTTAGGAATTACAATCAGATGATTCTATAGAAATGCCACCTTTGGATAATAAAGAAGAAGTAACTACACCATAGTAGGATGATTCTACTGAATCTAGAATAGAAGATTTACAAAATGATAAAGTAGAAGAGCAATACAATATCTCTACTGAAGATTTGTAGAATCCTCCAGTTGAAATAAACGAATAGATAGATCAGGATCAATCTGTAAAAAATACTGCAGAAGATATAGACGATGGTAAAAAAATAGATTTAATTTCTTCTATTGACGCTGATAATAATAATCTGGATATTAATCAAATTCCAGAAGAAACAACTGCATAGGAATAGACTAATCCTGTTACACAGGATACTAATTCTGATGATGTTCCTATTTAGACTGAAAATAAAACAATAGATGTTGTCGATACTGGTTCATTAGCAAATAAACCAGGAGATAATCCTGATATGTTTGTAGCTGATGCAAATTAGGTGATCGTAATAAATGATTAGATTGGTATAAGTCCAAATGGTACAGAAGAAGAATTTGTATCATTGGATCCACAAATGATTACTCACCATGCTACTTTTGAAGATATATTTAATCAAAACGGATTAATACACGCTACTGATATACAACAATAGGATCAGTATATTGAAAAAACAAGAGGTTTGAGTAATGATAAAAAACAAAAGAAGAATTTAATCAAGAATACATTCTTCTTTCAACCATCTGCTACAACACCTATCATATTAAAAGCAAACGGAGAAGAAGTATCTTTTATAACAAAAGATGGAAAAATAGCAAAAAGAGGTACTGGTAAAGAATTATCTGATAAACTTGAACAACCAGGATGGTTACAAACTGCTGATGATGTTTATTATATTGTTACTGATGCATGGAAAGATGATCGTAGAATAAGTAACAGCAAAACAATTGATTCTGCTGTTAATAATGCAGCCATCCATATGGTTATAGAAAAAGATGGTGTTGTATATACTACTTCTTTAAGAACTCCACAAAGAGCAGAATACGAACTTAGAGAATTAGGTGTAAATCGTCAGAACATAGATAATGAATTAGAAGCATTATCTTTATTCAGAAAGCAAATAATTCAAACTTATGCACCTAATTATATAAATGGTGAACCGCTACCTTCTACTCCTAGAAAAGATTGTAAACCGATTAACTTGCGAATAAGTAATGGAACTATAAATAATATAAAACAAAATGAACAACCTGTATTCAGAAAGTTAACAGAAGTAAGTGATCTGAATTTGTCAAATGATCCTTATACTTTAACTAACATGATTGAAGAAGGTGAATTAGAAATTGGATATGGTAAAGGAGCATTTTGTTTACAAGATCCTTTTGCAATTGTTAAATTATCCAATACAGAGGAACTTACTTCATCTCAAGCTATAGGATATGCTGGTAAATTATACGTTATTCCAAAAGTTAATCAAACACCTTCTCAAAGAGTTAGTGTACCTATAATGCTTACTGAAGAAAAGCATTGGATACCTGGAGTAACTAGACCAGAAGATATTAAATTAACATATGATAATAAGCATTAGGCAGTAAATTTAAATAACAAACCTTCTACAGCCGAATTAATATACGAATTAATGACTAAAGGTTTGTTTAGTAATCAAGAATTAAATGATTTCTTTTTGAGTTTACTAGCTAGAACTGGAGAGAGAACTATACCACATTTTTCTAGTCCAACTGCTAATGTTCAATTTTATGTTCGTAAAGCTTTAAATGTAACAGTTGATAAGAAGAATAGAACAGTATTTTAGATAGGTACCGCTAATATAGACGATGTTTCATTGTAGAAAAATTATGCAATACGTAATATAGTATTGGATAACATTAGCGAATCAATGAGAAGAAGAGTTATTTTTAATATATCTAGAAATATCCACTGGAATACAGATAAAGATTTAATGATGTCTAGAATTCCAGATAGTGTAGTTCAATATGTATTAAAAATAGCTAAATCTGAATATATTGACGCTGGTAAAACCTTAACAAAAGATACTGATATTGAAATATTAGGTCCAGATGTTGCTTTTACTCTATCGGATATAGGCTACACGATTGATGATAATAACAACATAGTTAAAATAGAAGGAGAAAAAGAAGCACCGTCTGTCATTGCGTGGATGATAAATCACGGAAAAATTAAGATAGATACAGGTGAACATTTATTCAAAGCTCCTTTTGTATTTGCAGATGGCGTAGCTAGAAGTGATATTTCAACATCTACTGGATATGAACAAAAATCGTCTGCAGAAACAGAAAATACTGTATCTACAGAAGATCAGAAAAGTAAAGAAGAGAAGGTGTAGTCTGTACAGAAGGTAGAAGATACACCGAAAAAGTCTTCTAATAAGAAAACAATAACCAAAACAGTAGTTGTAAACGGTGTTAAATAGGAGATTACCGAAGAGATAAATCCTGAATGGGAACAAAACATCGGTAAGAAACCTGAATTAGTCACAGATGAAAATTTAAGTAAATATAAGTTACAAAAACCAACGAGAGCTCCACAATTGGGATCTAGATATGTCATATTCTTTAGTCCAAAAACAGGAAAACCTTCTATAATTCAAATGAATGTAAAAGACTATCTTAAGAATTTTGGATTGGAAAGATACAAACAGAAGGGATGGTATTCTACAGAAAAAAGTAATGGTAAATTAAAAGAACAAAAAGCTCGTAAATGGTTGAATGATAAATTAGGATTAACTGATGAAGATATATTCATAACTAATTCTGTTCTTCGTACTCATTCTAATGAAAAAGCATACGGTGTTATGCGTGTAGTATGGGATTACTTTAAGAAAGAATTTAATCCACAAATAGTAATTTCTAAACACGGAGGAAAAGGTGTTACATACCATGAAGCATGGCACTATGTTAGTCAATTACTGCTTACAGAGAATCAAAGATCTGCTTTATATCAAGACTATATAAAGCGTCATAAAAAAGCAGAAGATTATACTAAAGAATAGATAGAAGAAGCGATGGCTGAAGAATTTAAAGATTATATGGTTGGTTTGAAGAGTATATTTAAATCTTATCATATAATTAAATTCTTTGATAGACTTGGAAAATTATTAAAATTAGATTTTCTAAGACCTGGTTTACATACTCAGATGTATGCAAAAATTAACAAAGGTGACTTTGCTAAATACAAACCTTCTCAAAGTGTATTGAATGAATTTAATCAGGCGTATGATTCTGGTTTACATTTTTATATACCAGGTATGTCTGAAGAAGAATATTCTAAAATACCAAATATATCAGATGGACAAATATTTTATGATATAGTTAGATCTTTAGTTGGTTCAGCTTTATCTTATATGCAAGTACGAACATAGAGAGAACTATAGAAAGGATTAAATATCGATAGTGTCTTTAATAACTTAGAACAATTATATAATAGTGATTCTATTAATCCAGATTATTAGGATATAGCATTAGACGTATTGGGTAATCGTGAATTATTCAGTAAATATATAAAAGAATATTTATGGGATTTGGGTATAGATAAAGAAATAAGTGACACCAAAAATGCAGAAAGTGACGACAAATAGAAATAGAAACGAGAAATAGGCGATATGCCAGATAATACTTGGGATGCTGAACAAGGAGAACATTCTAAGAAAGACAAATTAGCATTTAATGCAAGACTATTCTTTTACTCTATACCAGAATATCAGTTTGAAACAGTTGAATACGAAGACGGAAAAATTATAAGAATACCTACTCCTGTAACAGATCCTATATTTAATTTAAACCAATCAGTTCCTTTTTCTATCGCATGGAATAAAGTAATGGAAAATTTATGGGATATTGATACGTTTGATGAAATGGTAGAAAGATGCGACAGACTTAGTGCTGTAGATCCATTCTTTTATGCTCTTAAAGAAAGATTGGCTGATACGGATAATCAGTTGACTCAATGGGAGAAAACACAGTTGGAAGTTGCTATAAAATCTAGTAAAAATAGTATGACTACTATTAAGATACATCCTGATAAACCTGATTATAAAGGTGAAAAAGATCCTCAAATAAGAATGCAATTAGAGGAAGAAGCCAAAAAAAGAAGTATATGGGATATTGAAGATAGTAGTAATCTTACTAAAATAGCAAGATATCCTAGACAATGGTCGTTAGCATTTTTCTCTTCTGACAATACACAATTAGATGGAAATAGAAGAACTGTAAATCCGTTGTTAGTAAAACAGATAAAGACGTATGAAAATAATATAAATAATATATTAAAAGAAATATCTAAAAAAGACGTTGATCAGACTGATTTACTGGATAACATAAAGGATAATTTCATACAGTTGATGAATTTATTATACATTCCTATGGATTCTCCTACCTTCGATTATATGTTAAATTGCATAAAATCAACGGATAAAGACGGAAAGTTCATAAATGATTTATAGAAATTTAAAAACTTATGGAAGAGTAATAAAAGTTATTCTATTGGAAGTATATTAACTAATATAAAAAATTATCAAGAAAATCCTAAAAAAGCAAATATTCCTTTGAACAGAATATTTACCGTTCCTCCATATGCAACAGATACTTTTATAGGATTAGTTGCTGTATCATATGGTAATGTTCATCCTTCTCCTGAAGAGTTTAGTGTTACGGGTGCTGATGGTAGTTTAAGATATCCTATTAGTGAAAATAACTACATGTCAGATTAGATAAGATGGTTGAATAAGAATATGTACGATAAAGCATCAAACATATTAAATTCAAAATATGGTGCTAGTTCTATTTTAGCTAGAAATGCTGGTAAAATTAAATTCAAATTACATACATTAATAGCAGTAGAAGAGAAAGAATCTCAGACAAGTAGAGATTATTTCGGAATATCTCCTATAGAAGATTATATAATAAAATTATGTTTAACTAATGCTGATTAGATGACATTACCTACAATGTCAGATAAAAAGACTTGGTATAGTATATCAGGATATAATCTGTTACACGAAACATTATCTAGAGTAAATACTGTTGAACAACGTGTAAATGGTGTTATATAGCAGGTATCTACTATTGGCGAGCGTAGATTTAGTTCAGACGCAATAAATATATTCTCTGATTACTTTGAATCTGAATTGAATGCTGTTATAGATTATTTCAATAAAAAAGATTTTGTTGCAACACATCCTGAATTGTGGAGAAAAAATTATCACGGTAAAATAAAAAATGGAAAGATGCTGCCAGGTGGTAACGGTGGTAGATTTAGATATTTTACTAATGTCGTATTTAATGGTGAAACTAAGAATCTAAATCAAGATTTGGCCAAACTAGAAACAAATAGCAATGATTTAGCAGTAAAATTATATTTAGATAATTTGAGAGAACAATTATTAAAGAACAACAAATAGAATTTAAAAGAACTTGTTAATAATTATCTTATAGATTTAACAAACAGAGAGGTTGAAAAATTAGTAAATATGGGTATAATAACCAGAGACGGGATGGGATTATTACACAATAAACTTATTCCAGCTAATATTGTATCCGAATATTATACAAGATTTAAACCTATAAACGCTGCAGGTTATTCATCATTAAATAAAACAGATGATATATTATATTCTATTATAGGATCTCATGTTGCTAATACAGCTATATCAATATAGGAAGTAGAAAGATGTTTTACTGGAGATCCAGCATATTATAAATGGTTAAGTGTATCTACCATTTATAAACCAAATGATGATTCTTTCTAGCCAGTTATATATAAAGACGGATTGAGTGAATATATTAAAAATAATCCTGGTATAAATCCTGAAGATTATGCTGAATTTAGTACGATTATAGGTATGGATGTGGATAAAATTAAACGTCTATCCTCAGTATTATCTACTGGTTCAGATATGAGATTGAACTGGGGTGACGGAGATGAACGTAACGATACTAAATATACTGTTTTAAACCTTTCAGATAATCAAGTGTCTATACCATTTTATGAACAATTACTAAATATAAATAAATTATCTTTAATACGAGATGAATATGAATCATTACATCCAGAATTATCAGTAGATGAAATATATTCTACTATAAATATGGATACGATGAATGATATAATGAAACAATTTGACGAATCTACACAACAGAGAATAAATAAAATGTCTAAATTAGCTGCAGCACCGTACAAAGATGGAGAAATTAATCAATCTGATGCCGCTGTATACATGCGTCCAGCAATGTGGAGACGTTTAATGATGGCTCAAGGTAGATGGAATGATCAAATTGAAAAAGCGTATAGAATAATTGAAAACAACGATAATTGGATGAATGATACCACTCTATATAATTTAGCTAAACCTCTTATACTTAATGTATAGAAAATGGTTTATATGGGTGATACATTTGATAAACAGTTAGGATTGGATATTCCAGTATTTAACAAAATGGCAATCTTCCCGATGTTTAAATCTTTGTGTAAAGCAGATAATAAACTAATATACGATCGTATGAACAATGAAAATCTTGGAGTAATTGATATGTTAGTATTTGAATCTGCTGTTAAAGTTGGGTTAGGTAATACATTTAAAATGTATAAAGACGAACAAAATACACAATTAAACATTGAAGCTTTGAATAAACCGTCTTATGCAAAAACTGGAAAAGTCGGTGATTTACCTATTTTAGTTCAAGATATAAAACATTTAAGATTATAGTTAAATACAGATCCTCATGAACATATGGATAGAAGTATGGGTACATAGGCTGTAAAAATGTTTTTATCAAATTTACGCGATGATCTTACTTATGGATTAAACAAAGGTAAGAAAGTAAAAGGTTCTGATATAAAGCAAACTATAATGTCTTGCATAGATAGATTAACTGAATTTGGTGTTAAAGATATCCATAGATAGTTCTTTAAAAAGGAAAATGGTAAATGGATTATAGATAATCAGAAGTTATCTAATGAATTGATAAAAGAAGCTAAATCATCAGGAATGTCTGAAGAAGTCATAAACGCTTTATAGTTAGATCAAAATGGAAATTTCAATATTTCTGTTAGTGCTATGAGTTCTAGAAACTGGATTGAAAGTAGAATAATATCGTTAGTTAATAAAACAGTTGTAGACATAAATACAAAAGGTGGTGCTGCTATTCAGATGTCTAATTTTGGATTTAAGAAAACTGCTACCATTGAATACAATCCTAATGATATGTCTCCATTAAATAATGGTAATTCTTTAAAATTCCTAAGAAATAATGGTTCTATGGAAGTAATGTTATCTACTAACTTCTTTAGACATATTGTTCCAAAAGAAAAATAGGCAAACTTTAAAATGATGAGAGATTGGTTATTTGAAAATAACATAATTGGTGAAAATTCTCAACCAATAGGTATTGGTTATCGTATTCCTACCCAGGGTTCATCATCAACTTTTGCCTTTACTGTAATGGATGTATTACCAGAAACTTATGCTGATACAATAGTTGTTCCAGATGGATTTACCGCTATGACTGGTTCTGACTTTGACGTTGATAAATTGTATATAGCTATATATGATTTTGAAAACGGTAAAAAAGTAGAATATGATGAGAATGTAGATTTCTATAAGCAAAGTAAGGAAGCTATAACAAATCGTATGTTGGAATATTAGATGATGTGTATTTCTGACGAAAACAATATGGCTGAAACTAAAGCATCAATCGATACACTTACTTCTTTCTTAAAGAAAGACGTATTAAAATTAGTTATGCCTTCCGTATTAGCAGAAGCTAAACCTGGTTACGCTTTATTACCATCGTTCCAATTATCTAGAAAAATAGAATATACCAGTGGTAAAGCAGGTATTGCTCCGTTTGCATTGAATTCTACAAACCATGCATTAACACAATTTGCACATTTGTGTATGAATTATGCTAACGGTAATAGATATAATCTTGGAAATCTTGATGCTATAAAAGGACAAGACGGATTTAGAATATTAGACTGGTTATCTGCAATGATTAACGCTCACGTTGACGTTGCAAAAGATCCATATATCATCGCATTAAATGTTAATTAGATTACATATAACATGACTAACTTATTATTGCGAGGCGGTAAAGGATAGTCAACATTCTATTTCTTAGCCCAAGATATATTAAAAATGTATGCAGCTGAGCAAATCGCAAACAGGGGTGTATATGGTGTAGATCCTACTATAACCGAAGCAAAAGTTATAAATAAATATTATCAGCGATATGAGAAAGTATTGTATGACGCTATTAACATAATGCCTGATGGAAGTGAAAAATAGAAATATATAAAATTGTATAATGGTTGGTTAAGAGAAAGACCATATAGTAAGATGAAACCTATTGGTCAGATGAATGACGCAAATATAACTAATATTCAATATGATTGGGTATTTGATGAATCAAAACTGAAAAATGCTTTAAAAGCAAGTAAGACTAGCGCTGAATATGCTTATTAGCAGTTGATTGTAATGAAAGCATATAAAGAGTTAAATTCAGATGCTAAACGATTAGCAAAACTTGTAAAAATATCTTAGATCGATACTAAGAAATATGGTAACAATCTTGCTGTTCAAATGAATTTTAAAAATATGGTTTCTACTTTCTCTAAAGAGAATGAAGATATATTCTACATAAATGATAGTAAAGCTGTATTAATAGAAAATCAAACTCCAATAGAATATTATATGCAAGTTACATTCTTAGGTAAGAAATTGTATTACGGTTTAACATTACCTAGAACCATTCTTAGAAAACAATCTATTGTTGCAACAAAAGAATATGAGGATATACATACTAATGTTATGCGTACTTTTGTTGGTCCATCTGAAGATGATTCTCAATATCAATATACAAATGATTAGGAATATGTTGTTCAAATAAATAAAGCATTGGAATCTGTAATTAGAGCAAGAATTGCTGCCAATAATCCTAATTTTAATATTGATGGAGATAAATTATATGATATGTTTATTGGTCCAGATACAATGTGTAGAAGATTAACTGCAATTAAACGTTATATTCTAGAGGAAAAAGATAATTATCCTACACTTATTGATAAGAATACAGGAACTATTAAAAATGCGTTACTTAATTATTTACAAGAATATTCAGCTGATGGTACTAAAACAATGTTAGATAAAGTAATATTATCTAATTCATCAATGAATAATGATAAATATACAGAAAACGTATTAATATCTGCGTTTGACGATTTATTAAATCATGAAGATGAATTTATCAGAGATTTTGCAGAAGATTTAGCTATGTATGCTTACTTTTCAACATACGATAATAATTCGGTAAATAATTTCTTTAATTTGGTACCAGTTAGTTGGAAGATAAAGAAAGGGTATACTACTGAATTCAGAAAAGCTTTAGAAGATTTTGGTGATGTTAATTCTGTAGCTGGTCAGATGGTTGCTGAATCTATAGATGATCCTAAATCTGGATATTATCCATCTATTTCTACTACAATAGCAAGAAATATGTGGTATAATAAAGAAATAGTAAAGCCTTATAAATATGATAATAACGGTGATATGACCTTATTTATTGCTCCTGATGGATCTAGAAAGAGAGTATTATTTATGACTAAAAATACCAAAGACAGATATATAAACGTTAATGGTGAATTATATCGTAAGGTTGGAGAAATAATGCTTAATAGAGCTGATGATGAATCTCAAATAAGAAGTTCTCTTAGAAGTGTGTATTTGCTTACTCCTAAGTTAGGAGTAGAAGATAATGGGACTAGAATATTTGAGTATGTAAACGGTTCTACACAAATATCAGCTTTCCCACAAAACAATATAACAAGTGCAGCATTAATAGACGGATTACAAATACAAGAATCTATAAAATTACAGAATGATAATATTGTAGATAAAATCATGAATATATCGGGTAAAAATAGAGTAAATGATGTAAAAGATGATGTTAAAAACTACATATTAAATTATAATATTATAGATGACGTATTAATCGATGCAGTAGAAGCTAAAGAACAAGGTCAAACTTATGTAGATCCAGGATACGATGAATATTCTAGTATAGATACTTCTATGATTACAGATTACACAGGTTTTGTTGATGTATAGGATATGTCTCCAGAAAGTATAGAAATTTTTTCAACTGGAGATGCAACAAATAATATGACAGAAAACATACCTGAAGTTTTACAAAATGAAGCTGATATATTTACAGATATGTCCGCTTTAATTGAAAGTGCTGTTAAACAAGTTAATACTGTAGATACTGGGGATTTGAATATATCTAATCCTATAGACGATTCATTCTTAAATGATATGAACGCTTTAGGAGAAATAGTTAAAAATAAATGTAAAGGTAAATAATTATGAAAAATACTTTTTGTCCAAATTTTAGCGATCCTAAAGTTAAATAGGAATTTGATGAATTAGTTGATGCTGTTGGTGAAAATGCAGCATATTATCTATGGGATTAGAATAATGGATACAGTTTAGATAAAGCCCCTAACGGGGCTGAGTCTAAGCTGTTTTCAGACTTATTATAGCATTATAATGGAGACAGAGACTTAGCTATAAAAGCTAAAGCAAATGTGTATTCTAAAACGTTTAAGAATTGGTTTGGAGATTGGCAACAGGACGATAAAACAAATGTATCTAAAGTAGTAGATAGTAATGGTGAACCATTAATTCTTCATCATTTCGCTACAGCAACTTTTGATACATTTGATTCTAAATTTAACAAGGGTAAAAATAAAGGATTTTATTTTGGAACAATGAATCAAGCTGTTGCAAGAAATTTTATGGAACAGGGATATGTTCCTTATGCGAGATATCTTGATGTGTTTATCAACTTAAGAAATCCTGATTTAACTACTTTTGATAACAGAGATAGTAATTACTATAAAAGCGGTGATGGTCTCATAATAGAAGTAAATGAAGAAGATGCCAAAGAATTAGCTAGTTTTGCAGACGCTTTAGAAAATTGGAAAGATTTTACTAGAGAATGGGTAGTTAAAAACCCAAATCAGATAAAATCAATAGACAATCGTGGTACTTTCTCTACCATAGATAATAATATCTATAATAGAAAATATGACTCTAATAATCGTATATAGTTCAGTCTTACTGAAACACAACAAAGATCAGCTTTAAACATTGATATAGATTCTGGTAAAATATCAAACAGTCAAGATTTGATTGAACGATTATTTATGTTAAATGAGGAGAATTCATAGAAAAATTACGCGAATGATGAATTTCCTGATATAATTTATGATAGAAATGTACTAAACTTATTAAGATTATTATATAATGTACCAGCAAATGTTAACTTGCGTTGGTCAAAACCAGAAGATAATAAAGATGTATTAGCAACATACAATGGTGATATAAATATATATGCAGAAACGATCCATAATAGTTCATTAGAAAGTATTGCAGAAACGGTAGCACACGAATTATTACATCATTATTTATTAAAATTTTTAGATAATCCTAAAAATTCTAAATACAGAAAAGAATTTTAGGAAATAAAAGATAAACTAGTAAAATATATTCCAGATGAATATAAATTTTATGGATTAGGAGATCAAAGCATAGATGAATTTATAAATGAATTCATGGTTAATCCTGTTACTAGATAGATAATTTACGACGCGGTCAAGAATATCGATAGTGATACAAAAAATTCTCACAATGATAGCAAATCTGTCTGGTAGAAGTTCATAGAATTTATTGTAGATGTATTAAGAAAAATCAACATTATCGATTCGCCCAAATAGAAATTTGATTCATCCGTAAAACAATTAGATGATTTATATAATACAATAGAAGATTTAATATTATAGGTAAACGCTAAGGAAATTGATACATACGAATCAGTAGATGAATTCTATAACAGTAGGATAGATAGAGAGAGTTTTAATAGAGAATTAGACGGTACCAGAGATGTTTTACAATAGTAGTTAGAATAGCTAAATCAATCATATCAAATAAACACTAAAGAGAAAATAGATGAACAACTTTCTAAATTAAGAAAGTCTTTATCTAGCAGTATGGAAATAAAATTGAATACGTTAGATATTGTTGATTTAGATGATAAAGCTGAAGCAGAAGCAAATATTAAATATCTAATATCTCAATTAAATGATGAAAATGTAAATGATTTGTATGCCATATTTCAATTTACAAGATTAGTAAATAACGATTTACCAAAAATAGCATAGGAAATACTAGATGCATATAATAATTAGAAAGTATTAAACGATGATAGAATTCTATCATTAGATAGAAATTTCTTTGGATTTTATAGCCCGATGATGCAGGAAATATCTGATATAATCGACGATCTTAGTAAATTTGATACTATTAAAAATACAGATGTATTTCAGAATTTAAGAGATTTAACTATTACCGTATAGAACGTATTACAACTTTCAAGAAATCATCTTAGATAGATGCAGACAGAAAATTTTAAAAGAATAATGATTGAAAGTAATATTGATAGTTCTAATCAAATATGGTTATCTACGATAAATGAATTTGTGAACGGTGATGTGCTAAATACAAATAGAGATATTACTCAATTAACACGTTTATTTATGTCTCCTGACAAAGTAAAAGACCCTGCTATGAAAACGTTATATAAACTTTTACAGGATAGCCAGAACAAACGTAGACAAAGAGTATTTAATAAATCTGTAATTATAAATAGGTTATCATAGAATATAAAAGGCGGATTACTTCAATTTTATGAAACAGATAAGAATGGAAAACCAACTGGTTATTTGATAAGAAATAGAAAATACGGATTATTTAATAATGATGTAGCAAATTTTATGCAGCAATTACGTATAAAATTTGGAATGAAACCAAGTGATTTAAATTTACCAGAAGATCTTATATTAAGAGCTTAGTTCGCAAAATTAAAAAATTAGTTTTTATCTCATAGAGCTGAAAGAAAATATACTACGGAGTTTTATGAAATAATGGATTCTTTATCTGCTGAAGCTCAAGCTGCTAGAGATTAGATTGATTCTAAAATAAGATTATTAAAAGATAAATACAGAGATAATTCTGGATATATCGATGAGTCAAAAATGAATAATGAAGATAGAGATAAACTTCAAACTTTAGAAATTCAAAAAAAAT